AGCCACACAAAATAGTGCAGCATGGTGTTACCTCCCAGGCTTATGACCGAAGATGGTACACAGTATGGCAACTAGCAGAATGTACGCTAGTACCAGTACCAGCCCAATCATGGCCGACAAACGCTAGGCCACGTGACTTCACGCGGATTCTGCGGTCGATCCCAAAGCGTGTACCAGAGAATCTGTTGGCAAATCTTTGAAACCTTCATTTTGTAACTCCCTTGGTGGTGTTAGGTAGGATGCTTAACTTCAGTGTTACCCCTACGATGCGAAGTGCCGAAGTGCCGAAGTGCCGAAGTGCCTAGCTAGCAGGAACAGCCTTGAGCGTGACCTCCAGGCGCGGATTGTCGGCATTGATGCCGAATCCAGCCAAGTCGCGCTTGTCGAGGTAAAGCGACGGAATACGTGCGACCTCAAACGAGTTCTCCTGCACGATCTCGCCAAAGACGACCTTCTGAGGAGTCGTCTTGACCATTGAAAGCGTCAGCTTCGTCATTGTGTACACCTCCCTTCTAGTGGTAGTGTAGCCTACGTGTCAAATCGTAGGATTTGCAAGGTAATCATTTCTGATTACCTTGCAAACCTTACGGGGTTGTGCCGACCAGCTTGTTATCCTTGGTACGGCAGTGTCGGCATGTACGCAGGAAGTAGAGTTTACCGTCTGCGTATGCGTACAGATGACCGCGCATACCAGGGATGAAAGCATTACCCCTGGCAACACACTTGCAAGGTGCGTAAAGCAGCTTTGTCACGGAAACCTCCGTAGTTGTATTGCAAGTTAGGTATACTGAAAGCCCGGCTTTGCGAAACTTCCAGTTTGTTCTACTGAAAATCCGCAAAATAGGCCGTATACCTAGTAGATGACCTAGTAACTACTGGTAAAGAGCTTTACCAGCCTAGAAGACCCTACGAGATTCGGGGAGTCTCTGTTAGGTGTTGCATACGACAAACATTCGCCAAAAACATGCCCATTTGCAGGGAAAGCTCGTATATCAAACATTCCCGCAAACTTCAAACTTTACAAAGCGAACGTCTGTTCGCTTTTGGCCTGTCTACTGCCACTGAAACTTCAGAAGTTCCTTTATGTTTGCAGGCTTGCGTCCCCTGCCACCGATGTGCTTGGCGCACATCCTGTGCTTGGTAGTGCCGTTAGGGTTCTTAGTCACAAGAACCGGCTCCTTGCAGCCCTTGACCCTGCAGTGTTCCAGCGCCACGTGCCGTAGCAGGATGGTCTGTGCAGACTCTCCTGTGACGCGCTTAGCCTTCATGACCGCGTTGCCACGGGGACTTGCAAAGAGAGGCTCAGCCTTCTTGTACATGGTGCCTCCCTCGGTTGCCTACTTGCAGTGTAGCAGGCCTGTCAAATCCCGTAGATTTCGGGTTAGCCGATATTTCCGGGTTTGTTCTGCCGTGCTAATCGCATGCTACAGGCAGTGTCAAATGTTGTATTGCCCGTGCTACCCCTGCCCGTGCTACCCCTGCCTGCCTGCCGTGCCTAGCCTCCCTCCCTCGGTTGCGATCCGGACTTGCACACCGCAAGGTGACAGGCCTGTCAAATGTGCCTATGTGCAGGGCTTTCATACGTGCAGACTTGCAACATTTGACAGACCTGCTTTACTTAGTCCTGCAGGAACAATCCTGCACCGACCGAGGGAGGCAACATGCTTTCATTCTGGTACCAGACCCAAACGGCAGGCGGGACTTCCGCACTGCCGGGGATGGTCGAGAGTGTGCAGGACTGGAAGTCTCACACTCCCCTGCAAGTCTCACTCCGGCAGGCAGGACTGAGCGCCGCAGTCGAGCGCCGCATGCGACGCGACACCATCCTGCAGGCACGGCAGGCCGAGACTGAGCGCCGGTATGCCGTCCGGTACGCACTAGCCGCGCTGAGCGCCATCCTGCCGGGGATCGAGCGCGACCCCTGCCGATCGGTAGGCGAGCAGTTGCAACGCCGCTACGACGGGCTGAGGCAGGCACGGCGCGAGACTGAGGCAGTCATGCGGAGTGAGCCGGACGGCAGCACCCCGGCTCTTGCGATCCGCGCTCCAGGGGCGATCAATGGGCAAGAGGCTAGGTACTCCCGTCGGTGGCAGTCGAGCAGTCGGGCCTACCTTGCGACGCTGGAGGATGAACGCGGGCAGCTACTCGACTGGCAGTGCTACCGGGTGATGCCGGACGGGTCGCGCATCATGGTCGAGACTGAGCGCAAGAGCGCCAAGAGCCGGAGCGCCAAGAGCGCCAAGTCCGACCGGCAGGCAAGGCTTCGCGCCGCTGCCGGAACGATCCGGATGGCTGAGCAGGACTGACGGCAGGCCGAAAGACAGCGGGGAGGGACTGTATCCCTCCCCGCTTGCGAATCGAGCTACCGTTGTCCAAAAACTACATGTGGTGAATAATCGTGTTGCCTATTCAGCAATCACTTGTGGCGATAAGTACAAGCCCTGGGCAACACCTACGATGACCCCACAGAGAGGAGGTAACCATTCACATGTCCATTAACGATGATCTTGGATTGAACGACGAGGAGTCTGCACGACTAAAGGAACTGAGCGACGCGCTTCAGTCGGAGTTTCATGAAAACCAATCAAATTCAGACGGGACGCGCAAAAGTGCATTGCAGGATATTGAGGATTTGCGCGCAGACTTCTTGGCTGCAATTAAACACGTGACTCGTCACGCGCAGAGTGATGCCCTCAAAGCGAAGGTTGCTATGTGGGGCTACGAGAAGTTGCTTGAACAGGGTAAGGCGAGTGTTGACCCGATCAGGGAACTTATCGAAGGCATGGAAAGCGCGAGGCAAACTGTTAAGACTACTAAGGACTAGGAGGTAACTAATGGCATCATTGACTGCTACCCCGAATCCGGGCGCAGTAGGTACGCCTGTAACACTTTTGGGAGAAGGCTTTGCAAACTCCACAGAGGTCATTGTTGAGATTGCTGGCGCTGGTTTCAAGTCGGAAATTGTGTCGTCCGGTGCAGGAGCGTTTAGTTCGGCAGGTTTGGCAGATCACGCCACTGTGACGCTCACATCGACAGGTAACGCGGCCACGTCTGAAACGGTCACACTAGGTACACAGGTCTATACGCTTAGGTCGGGTACGAACACGTTGCTGCCTAACGAGATTAGGCTAGGTGCTGCAGCGACCGATACGCTCGACAATATCAAGGCGGCTGTGAACAATGCTGCAGGCGAGGGCGTAACCTACGGACTTGGTACGCTGAAGAATGCTGACGTGTTTGCAGGGCCGAAGACGGCTACCACGATTATCTTCTATGCACGTAAGCCCGGTACGATCGGTAACAGCATTGTTTCGACTGAAACCCTGACAACCAATGCGTTTGGTGCGGGTACGCTTACAGGAGGCGCTGCTGCGCTTGCTAAGGCACTTGATTGGACGCCTGCAGATGAAGGAACCTTTAGAGTCACTGCGACGGATGGAACGAACTCAGCTGCGCTCGACGTGAGAATCTTCACTTAAACGTAAATCATGGCTGATGGCGTAACCCTACCACTAAGCGGCGCTGGCGATGTTACAGCGATTGTTGCAACCGACGACGCTGGTGCATTTGGGCAGATACAGTTAATTGGATTTGCTGTACAATCGCCACAAGTTCAGATACTTCAATCGGTTAACTTGGCTGCGGGTGTCAATGTTGATTTGACGGCTGCAGATATTACTACAGGCAAGCTAGGACGTTTGCTTGGTGCAGATATAGGTTGTTCTGTGCCGATTCGATGTGACCTACAAACTATTAGCGGCGCACGGACTACGCGAACCACGGTTTACACAAGGGAAGGGCAGACCTTCCCGTGGCGAGTGCCGATGGGCGGTAAATGGATTGAACTTGCAGGAGGCGCTGGCAAGGCTTTTGGCGCTTCGATTACAAACCTCGACGCGGCTCAAGCTGCCGATGTACGTGTAATTCTCTATTGGGATGAGGCAAATCCGTAATGGCTGATGTTCGCGCAAAGAAAGCTAAGGTTGCTCCAACTAGTAAGCCTAAGAAACCCAGAGCACCGCGTAAGCTCTATACGCTTACTGCTGATGAACTGCTTGAGTACCAAAACAGGCACAGGTTGCTCTTGACAAAGCAGATGGAGTTCCATGCAGCTAGTAACTATATGGATATATACCAGAACGCACTAATTGAGGAACACGGACTCCCGATCAAGTTTAACCTCAACATCGAAACTGGCATTGTTACCGAGGTGGGGGTGGAGGAACCTAATGCCCAAAATGGTCGTGTATGAACTTTTTGAGGTAGAGGCCAAGTCGCCCGAAGCTGCAAAGGAAGCAGTCCAAAAGAAGTCGAAGAAGAATTCCGTGATCGTAGCGGCTTCTAGTCTAAATGAACTGGCGCACCCGGTTCACCTAGCCGAAGCTCAAGACAAGTTCGGCTCTGACGATGGCAGATAAAGGCCCAGGCCCACAGGAGCTAGTCCGGAAGCGGGTCACCGCTGAAATCAAACGCCTTGAGTTTATGATTGAGTCACAGGAGCTTGAGGTTATGGAAACGTTCGACAAGATCGAACGACTCAAGGAAAACATCGAGGCGTCTAAAAAGGAGATTGAGAAACAGGAGGGCAACTTGGAAGCTATCGATAAGGACAACCCTGAAGGGGGTGAAGAAGCCTAATGGCTGACGTTCGCGTACTGCCTGACGTAAAGATTTCGGATGCAACTACACCATCCCAACAGGTTGCTGTCGATGCTTCCGGCCGCCTATCCGTCAACCTAACTGCATCATCTGCAACTGTCACTGTCGATTCGGAGCTACCAGCGGCATCAGCACTATCGTCGGATGCTGTTGCTAACCCGACTACTTCGACAATAGGATCGCATAACTATACGTATAACGGTACCAACTGGGATCGTCAGAGAAGTGCTGCTGCTGCACAGGATACAACTGGTACAGGAATTGCAGCGGCGGGTATCCTTGCACAGCTTGACGATGCTGCAACCGCGACGGTTACTGAGAACCAGTTTGCACCTGTGCGCCTTTCGTCCAGAAGGGCGCTGCTGGTTGAAGGTGTAGCGTCCGGTACAAACCTCAATGTTGCAATTGCGGCATCTTCCGCAACGGTAACGGTTGATACGGAACTTCCGGCTGCAGCGGCGCTTTCAGATACGACGGCTAACCCGACAACTGCAATGATCGGTGCGGCTGGCATGTTGTGGGACGGCTCTACGAACTGGATTAGAGCGAAGTCTGCAGCTACGCTTGCTGATGCCCTTGCGAACCCTGGTTCTGGGCTTTCACAGAGTCAGGTGTTTCTCATGGGTTACAACGGTACGACATGGGATCGCGTTAGAACTGCAAACACTGGTCGTCTGCAAGTTGACGTGATTACTGGTGGTGGCGGTACTCCCGCCAACATCATCGTTGACAATGCTGCCTTTACCGATGGTACTACCTCAATCGGTATCGCAGGATTTATCTTCGATGAAACTGCTGGTACTGCACTTACCGAGAATGACGGTGCCGCTGCACGTGTGGATTCCAAGCGCGCACAGGTCATGGTCATTGAAGATGCGACGACTCGCGGACAGCGATCTGCGGTAGATGCATCTGGACGTTTGAGTGTTAACCTTACGGCATCGTCCGCAACTGTGACGGTTGATACCGAGCTTCCCGCCGCCGCAGCTTTGTCGGATACGACTGCTAACCCCACTACTTCCATGATCGGCTCTGCCGGAATGTTGTGGGATGGTACGACTAACTGGATCAGGGCCAAGAGTGCTGCTACTTTGGCTGATGCACTCGCTAACCCCGGTGCAGGTTTGGGTCAACAGCAAGTGTTCCTGATGGGTTACAACGGAACCACGTGGGATCGTGTTCGCACTGCTAACACAGGACGCTTGCAGGTCGATGTTATTACGGGTGGCGGTACGAACACGCCGACCGCGCCTAACCCGAACTACAACACTGCAGCGTCTATTGCGGCAGGCTCTACGTCGAACCACGATACTGCCGACTTCGGTGCAGCTACGAAAGCTGTTCGCTCTGTGATCATGGGTGCTTCGGTGCCGATGAAGGGTGAGCTTCAGTATGTTGACAACGCAGTTGGTACGACGCTGGCAGTGTTCTTCACTGCTGCAGGACAGACTCAGACGTTCAAGCCTGAGCATCCTGACTACTGGAAGCACACGTTTTCTGCAACTGCAGGACTCGACGCTTTCAGACTAATCCGCACAAACCTCGATGCGTCTGAAGCTGCTGACCTTTACAGCATGGTCATGCACGAAGGCTAATAGATAATAGGGGCAGGGAAACCTGCCCCCTTTACATAATGGAGATATATGGCGGACGTTAGGCCAAGCCCACAATCGCAGGGTTATGTATGGGATGGGTCAGCATGGCAGCCTGTTACAAGTATTGCTGCTATGGCTACTGCACCCAATACAACGACTGCTCCAACAGTGCCGATTTTGGGAGTTGGCCCTGGCTTTGATATCAAGGCCGATCCAGCCAACCTCGGTACTGCGGCTAACTCTGCGATCACTCGCAATGTCGATGGTGCAGACATGGCTATGTATTATGTCGGCACTGGTACAACAGGTACACTTACCTTTGAAGTCACGGCTGATGATACAAACTGGGTCGGCGCAGAGTTTATGGAAGAACCAGTTGGTATTGGTTTAACAGGAACCAATCCAATTCCTGTAGCTGGCAAGGTCTATCGAGTTAAGCTATCCGGATGGCGACAGCATAGAGTTCGTACTGTTACGACGCTTGGTGCTACAGTTGCAATAAAAACGACTCAGCACTTCGGCTACCCGGCTGCCAATCCCGCACCCCACGAAATATCCTTTGCATATGTTAATAAAGTTGTGCAGACTACAACGACACAGACAGGATCAGATATTTGGTCGCCTGCATCGGGTAAGCGCATCGTTGTTACCTTTATTCAGATTCAGGCTGGTGGTACAACTGCGGGTACAGTGCAGGTTTGGTTTGGTCTAACTGCTGATACCACTTATTCACGTGGTACAGATCGTGCAATCTTCGATGGTGAGTTTGCACCATCGGCTACACTTAAGCCGGGTTGGTCAGCGGTAGGTCAGCCACTCACTCACGGTATCCCCGACGAGGAAATCCACCTGACTACATCTGCTGCTATTAACCCATTGACAGTTAACGTGTGGGGATACGAAGTATAATTAGAACGGAGAAAATAGATGGCGACATTTGCGATCTTCTATAAGGAGCAAGACCTCACTGCGATAGCAGCGTGGGCGACTTCTCCTGATCTAATTACAGGAGCAGAACGCAACTACGCCAATCGTCTTTGGAACGGGGGATTGAATCAATGGGCCTCTGCCCCTCAAGCAGCACAGGATACAAACGAAGCCTGCGTAATCATTCCGTTTGAACCAATCCCAGGTGAGATTGACCCCGATGCAACTTGGAGTCAACTTCCTGATGGTAAGTGGCTCGTTTGTGATCCGACCATGCGCCGTATTGTAATATCTGGTACGCAAGTTTCTAAGGCACAGACGGTGGCGTGGCTACGGCAACTTGCAGTCAATCATCCAAACGCAATCTACATGGATGCTATTGCAGAAGATGTGCAGAACACGGCAAAGGAGCCGTATCCGTAAATGGCAAGATTGATCACCGGCGGATTTGAGTGGAATAGTATCTACGCGGATGCATCGCCCTATGTCACTGGTACTGCAACGATTGCGGCTGCTGCTGCACGAACAGGATCGTATGGCCTGCGACTAGGTGATAGCCAGTTTATTGGATACACGATTCCAGGGGCAGTTGTGTCTCGCACGTATTTTCACCGTTTTTATCTTAGAACGAGTGCTGCTCCTGCTGTAGCTTCACGACTCTGGGTTGCATCTGACCTTTCAAGTGGACTTGATCCGTTTCTAAGACTCAATACTGACCTAACCCTTCAGGCCATGTACGACACTAATAGTCCTGTAGCCCTTGGCTCACCGTCTGCTGCACTTTCGACAAATACTTGGTATCGGATCGAGTGTTCCTATCGAATAAATACCAGCACGAACGATGACGCCTTCGAAGTTCTGATTGACGGCACATCTTTGGCGTCGTCTACCACGCTAAACCTTGGAACTGGTGCCATCGTCCGCTTTGCTATTGGCTCTAGCGCCCAAGCTCACGGCGTAAATCTTGACTTCGACGATATAGCTGTCAACGATGATCAGGGTGCTAGTCAGAACTCTTGGCCGGGGTCGGGGAACGTCGTCTTGTGTCTCCCCATCTCCGATTCTCAGGATGGATCATGGACAGGCGGTGCAGGTGGCACAGGTATTGACCTTTCGCTCGCAGTAAAGAACACCCCTCCGACGGGTACCGCGACAGAAACGGATACAACGCAGATAGAATCTATTGATGCGTCTGGTGATAACGCCACCGACGAGTACCGCGCTAATCTCACAACATATACCAATGCTGGTATTGGAGGAAGCGATACCATTACCCTGATCCAACCTATGTGTATCCATGGCGAGGACGTGGGGACGGGCACGAAGACTGGATCATTAGGATTGCAAGCAAATCCTTCTCAGACCTATGCCACCTTTACATATGCTGATGATATTGGGGCGCTAGCAACGTTTGGTGGTGCTTTCGATACAAACTGGAAAACTAAAAATGGTGCCCCTGTTTACGCACCGTCAGTCACTCTGGGGTCGTCGCCAGTTCTTGCAGTTCGTAAAACGGATGCAGGTACTCGCGTTGCATCGGTATGCGCTATGGGTTTGTACGTAGACTATATTCCCGCTGCTGGTGGCGCGACAGAAGACGTATTTCCATATGTCGGCGGCGGATACTTTCCTACTTAGGAGTAAATATGCAGAAGCCACTTATTGCAGGTATAGCTGTCGGTATTATTCTACTTATTAGTGGTGGAGCTACAGCCGTTCAGTTAAGTGCAAATTCGACGGCGATCAATCCTGCACTTGGCGCACCCCCCGTGAGAGTTGTATCTGTTAGTGATACTGCTATTCAACTGGACTATGGGCCGTCGCAACCTGGCCCATTCAAAGCAGGTGTAGCAAAGGCAACGTCACTGGTAATTAACTGGCCCGCATCAATAGATACACTTCATCCAATAGGTCTTACATACACAGTTGTCAAGGATGGCGTAGTTATCAATTCAGGACTCGTCGGTAACTCTATTAAAGTAAGTTTTTCTCCAAAGATACGTTCATTCAGATTTTGTGTTAAAGCTGTAAACTCTGCAGGTATATCCTCGCCGTTTGGTTGTACAACTTTTACAGGACAGTAATGTATGATGCGGATACTCTGCTACAAAGATGGCTTGCAGATGAATCCGATCGCGCAGAACGTGCATGGGATAATCTAATCAATGCGATACGTAAAGCTCCAAATATTCCACTACATGATCTAGATAAATGGATTGAACTCAATCATCAACTGCCCCGTACAGGGCGGGATGATCGTAGACCAAGACCGAAGATCGTGGACAAACTAACTAAGAGACAAGAGCAGGTATTGCAGATGTATGCCAGTGGTCTATCCCGTGAGGAGATTGGTCAGAGACTCGGGATATCTCCTGAGACAGTGAAGAATCACTTTGCTAGAGCGCGTTATAGACTAGGAGCATTGACTTCTGCAAATGCTGTTGCCATTGCTATACGAGAAGGTTTCATTAAATAGATGCCTCTACTACTCCTTTGGCATCCGAGAGTCACGCATGCTGTTGTTGTTCCGCTGGAACTGGAAATCGTTGGTTATACACGTAGATGGACAGTTGCAGAACCACGCAGAAGATGGGCTGTTACTGGCTATACGCAACGCTGGCAAGTTATCGTATATGCGGCCCGATGGGTCATAATGGAAGCTAGGAGGGTGCTATGGAAGTTATAAAGAAGGGTTCGGTGGAGTCACTCCTAGTTGCTCTGGGTGACAGGCTGAACAACATTACTACACTTAGTGGGGTGACTAATCTGAAGTTCGATACCAAGAAAAAGTCAGACAACAGTGCCATCGAGACTAACAAGACGGTCGTACTAGATGCTGACTATCCTATGACCGCTATTTGTGAAATCGATTCTACTCTCGCTGGTTACGATATTACTCCTGACGATGCAGAATTCAAACTGTACGTCAAATACACGGCTGGTACTGAGGCTCCTATCCTTGGGCCACTGTACTTTAGAGTGGAGGATGACTGATGACTAAAACTGAGGAAGTAGAAGCTGATAGAGAAGTCATCAGGGTCATGGAGTGGCGAGCAGGCTGGTTACGCGCTGGCGGGTTTACTAAGCGTAATGCTAACCTCCTCGCATGTAGTAACATCGACTGGCGCTATGCGAATAAAGTCCTGAAAGATGCCCTCGACAAAGGTTACGATCAAGATTTCGTAATGACACTTATCTCATGATCGATCCAGAACGCAAAGCGTACATCTTCAATGAGTTGGGCTATACGGCCCATTCGCCTAAGCAACAGGCTATCCATGATTCCGATGCGCGGTTCAAGGTACTCGCCTGTGGCCGTCGTTATGGAAAGACCACCTTCGGCGGTAATGAATTAACTGCGGCTCTCATGGACTATGACGATCCCGGCTGGTACTGGATCGTCGGCCCGAAGTACACACTAGGTGAAAAGGAATTCCGCGTCGTCTTCGCCAACATCATACGCAAGCTCAAGCTAGGTGCCAAAGTCAAGAAGTCGTATAACGTCAAGCAAGGCGACATGGTTATCGAAATGCCGTGGGGTTCGATCCTTGAGGTCAAGTCGGCTGAGCGGCAGGACACCCTGCTAGGAGAAGGTCTGTCCGGCGTCGTCATGGCCGAGGCTGCGCGGCATACCTCAGAGACATGGGAACAGTATGTACGTCCTGCGCTGGCAGACAAGCGTGGATGGGCCATCTTCGCATCTACCCCTCGCGGCTACAACTGGTACCAGGGATTATGGATGCTTGGTCAGAATCGACTCATGCATCCTCAGTACGAATCGTGGCGCTTGCCCTCATGGGAGAATCCCATCGTTTATCCCGGTGGGCGTGAAGACCCTGAGATAATTGAACAGGAACAGCGTGTATCTCCTCAGTGGTTCGCACAGGAGCTTGCGGCTGAGTTCACAGCATACGCTGGCAAGATTTACGATGAATTCGATCAGAACATTCACGTCAAGCATATCGAGTACAACCCACTATGGACAAACGTGTGGGCATTGGACTACGGATGGACAAACCAGTTTGTCTGTCTAGACGTAATGATCGATCCAGAGGATAACTTTCATGTATGGCGCGAATACATGGTAACAGAGAAGACCACGTTTGAGCATGCTGGTCTACTCCTGAAGCGTTCAGACAATCCACCTGATTACCATGTCGATTGGGGAGGAGGCGATCCTAGAGGCCCGGATCAAGCAAACACCATTGCGATAATCACTGGTGTCCAGATTTACAGCAGTGATATTGGTGAAGGTAATGCTCATGAATCGTGGACGCTCGGTGTCGAACATGTTAAGCAGCTACTCAAGGTGCAACCTAATGGTTTGCCTAAGCTGACCATTGATCCTTCCTGTGTAAATCTTATTCGACAGATGGATCAGTTGCATGCCCCTGATCCCAAAGAAGGCAAGAATGCCCCTGAAGGTCAACATAAGCATGATGATCACGGGCCTGATGCACTTCGTTACTTGGTCGGTCAGTATTTCGAGTCGGGCGCAGGATCATCCCTGGGCGATATCTACGGTAAGGGCATGAGGCAGACCGAAGCCATGACGTTTTTCCAAAATAATTCGCCAATGGCAAGGAATGCAAGATTTTGAGTACGATCACAGATGCAGAGCTAGTTGAGTTTGTCCTAGAGCATCCCGAATATACGGGGCTGGTAATTACGCCTGAGCGTAAGCCTTCACTCTGGGACAGGATCAGTGGTAATCAAGCCACGGCAACTACTGATCCACGGAGAGTCGTCAGCGGTACTTCATACGCTGCCAAAGGGTCAATCAGTACGAAGGCTGTTGGAGTCGAGCTAGGTTCATCGCGTGGCGGACTTCTCCGCGATGTGGTGCCTGCACTAGCCGCTCGCAACCAGGCGTTCGCAATATATGACGAAATGGCTAACGGCGATGGTGCCGTTGACGTTTCTCTCCGCGCTGCAAAGATGCCCGTCATGGGAGCCAACTACTTCGTAGAGGCTTTCGATGAATCAGAGGAAGCGGCGGTCATTGCAGAATTCGTAGAGTACAATCTTCTTGAAGGTTCTAACTCTCCATTCTTGAACGTGTTGGAGGATATCCTCCGCATGTATGAATTCGGTTATTCGGTACTGGAAAAGGTATACGAGGAGCGCGAATGGTCGCCCCGCAAGACGGGAGCTAATCGGCGCAAATACACGATGCTGCGGAAGCTGTCTCCTCGTCCTACCCCGACTATCAAGGAGATAGTCTATGACAACAACGGTGGGCCTGTTGAATTTGTACAGGCTGCTGTACAAGCCGATGGTAAGCCTATCGATAAGAAAATTCCAATCGAAAAGCTTGTCGTCTTCACTCACAATAGGAAGGGTGGAAATCTGGAAGGGAAGTCCCTCCTGAGAACCGCCTATCGTTCATGGTACTTCAAAACCAATCTATACAATATTGACGGTATCCAGAAGGAACGTCATGGTATGGGCTTCCCGGTTGTTGAGCTTCCGCCAGGATACAAGGATGACGACGTTACGGCTGCAGTCGAGCTTGTTCGGAACATTCGCACGAATGAACATGGTGGTGCTGTTATTCCGCCCAAGTGGGTTCTCAGATTCCTTGAACTGCCGGGACAGCCTGTGAACGTTCTTGAATCGATTGAACACCATAACGGTCAGATCATGCTCAATACCATGACCCAATTTCTGCTACTCGGAATCTCCGGGGCGGGGGGTGGACGTGCTACTTCTGGATCACAGCAGGACATGTTCAACAAGTCACTACGCTATGTGGCTAACCAAATCTGTGAATCGATCAACCTCTACTGCATCCCCTACTTGGTGGGTTATAATTTCACGACGGACAAGTTTCCGAAGCTTCGGGCGCGTAACCTAGGTGAAACGAAAGACCTGCAACAGTGGGCGTCTGCAATGGCGAACCTCAAGGGACAGGGACTTGTCAACTGGACACCTGAAACTGAGGAATGGGTGCGAGAAGTGATTGATGCACCACTCACGCCGGGTAAGCCTCCTGTGGAGGGGTCAACGGCCTCTCAAAAAGGTAACGTGACTTCACAGAACGACGGCAATAGCAATGCCGCTACGGATAACGCGGAGGGTTAATGAAGGACTACTCACAGATTGTCACAAAGGTAACATCTACACCATGGATGATTACGCCTACATCCTTGCGGATGATTCTCGACATTCTCGACCAGCACATGTCGGGTAACCATAAAATTGAGCAGGGTATGTTCGATGTGGGTGAAAGCAATGCTCCACTAGCCATGCGAGTAGGCTCTGTGGGGGTTTTGTCCCTGAGTGGGCCGATCTTCCCGAAGGCGAACATGATGACGGAAATGAGTGGAGCTACATCGCTTCAGCAGTTCCGTAACGAGTTCAATGGACTCCTACATGATGATGCAGTCAAGTCCATTCTACTCGACATTGATTCGCCTGGTGGACTTAGCGATATGGTTGACGAGATGGCTACAGAGATTCATGAGGCTAATAGCATTAAGCCTATTATCTCAGTTGCCAATACCGCAGCTAATTCCGCAGCGTACTATCTTGCATCGCAGGCTAGCAAGATGTACGTGACTCCATCAGGACAGATTGGTTCAATCGGTACGTTTATGGTACATACCGATGAAAGTCAGGCACGTGAGCAGAAGGGTGTAAAGCAAACGATTATCAAAGCCGGTCGCTTTAAGGCTATTCCGTTTGAGCCTCTTACACCTGAATCTGAGGATCATCTACAGAGCCTAGTTGATCAGACCAACGATAAGTTTGTGAGTGCAGTTGCGCGTGGTCGCGGCGTAGATGATCAGTATGTTCGTGAAAACTTCGGTGAAGGTGGAATCGTCAGTCCTGATCATGCTCTTGAAGTAGGCATGATTGACGGTATCTATACCTTCGATGAAGTCCTTGACAGTATGAGTCTACCAGTTGGAGGTGGTGCATCGGCATATCAGACTAGCCTAGTGGTTCCGATGATTAGTGGAACTATTACCAGTCCACTAACTGTTACGACTTCGGGTACTGGTATTGATTGGCCTGATACTTGGGGCATCCCTGGTCGTAAGCAATATGACGCTGGTAAGGAACACTCGGAACCCGGCACAGGACAGGGAGGCGAACCTACTCCACGGGAGTCTCCAAATAAGGATGATAAAGCCATCGAAGGAGGATGGAGGCGCGATCCGCCACCTATTGCATATGAGGAACAGGAGGAAAGTGCAGTGAATAGAGCATGGATGGAGGCTAGGGCCACCGTACTCGGAATCGATTTTGATGACGAGACTTCGGATGAAGGTCTTGCCAATGAGATTCAGGCGCGCATCGAAGAAATCGTTGTGCCTCTGAATACTGCTACGGCTGATGCCGTTAAGCAGCGTGAGTTTGCAGATCAGTACCCTGAGCAGGCAGCACTTCTCAATAAGCTCAAGGCTGATCAGGCTGCAACTGAGGCTCACACGTTCGCAGAGAGCTTTGCACGTTTTGAGGGTGAGAAGAAGGGTTACTCGACTCTCGTTCGTGACAAGATCGAAGAAGCACACAAGAGTGTTGCACTTCGGCAGTTTTCGCATGATGATCTAAAGGAACTTCTCGACCTTACGACTTCCAAGGAAGCCGTTGTGGAGTGGGGCGAGACTGGTTCATCGCGTGAGGGCGAGCAGACGAGCAACGTTGCTCCTACGCGCAACTTCGTTGAGGATCGCAAGCAGTTCGCTGAGCTTGTTAGGAGTGCAATGACTGAGGACAATCTGACTCAGGCGGCTGCAATTGCTCATGTTTCAGAACAGAATCCTGAGCTTGCACAGGCATATCTTACCGGGCACGTTAAGTAGAGAGAGGAGGAAATAAATGCCTGCTAGTGTTACCGCGAACTACCTTCAGCACAAGGGATACAATGCTGCTGCGGCCTTGACGAAGTTTCGCGCTGTCAAGTTTTCTGCGGCTGAGACTGTAACCCCTGTGACTGCTATCACTGACACTATTGCTGGTATCGTCCAGCATGATGTGACTTCGGGAGAAATCCTGAAGGGCAAGGGTGCATCGATTGCAGTCGAAGGCGATTCAATCATGGAAGCTGCAGGCGCAATTGCTATCGGCGTTCAGGTTTGTCTTGCCGCCGATGGTCGTGCGCTTACTCGTACAACTGGCAACCGCATCATCGGCCATTGTGTTGAAGCTGCATCCGGTGCAGGGAAATTCTGCCGTGTGCATCTTTCACTCGATGGTGATGTTGCTGGAACTGCGTAAGGAAGGGGTGATTTAGAGTCATGATGTATGATCCTGGTACTCTGTACTCCGACCCCATCCTTACGGATTTCTCGGTCGGGTACGCCAATCCCTCTTTTGTGGGATTGAGGATGATGCCACAGGCTGCTGTTAATACACAGTCTGGTAGGTATCGCGTTTTCGATAGAAGCAAGCGTGTTCGTTTCTTCTCAAGGCGTGAGCCTGGTACGGTCGCCAATGAAGTGCGCGGAGGCCGCTGGTCTGAAGACACGTTCAAGACTGTTGAGCATTCACTTCAGGCCGCTGTCGCAGACGAGGAAAGGCAGGAGCTTAATTCTCAGGGTGGACTCGCCAATGCAACTTTCGGTGGCGCGTTGCAGCTTGACCCCGAGCAGGATGCTGCTGAACTCGTCAATAGTTCACTTCAGCTTGAGCATGAACTTGCTGTTGCTGCATTGCTTAGGAACACTGCAACATATCCCGTTGGCAATACTGTCACCCTCGCGGCGGCAGATCAGTGGGATAACTATGCGGGTGCAACTTCTGACCCGTTGAAGATCGTTCAGGCCGCTGTTCGTAAGATTCAAAGCCTGATCGGTATTGCACCGAATCGTATGCTTATCGGTAGCATCGGCGTCGGTTGGCTTGCTGAGCATCCTGACGTTGTTGCTCGTTTCGCCGGACTCAGCCTTGCTGATCCGGAGGCGTGGAAGATTCTCACTGGCTTTGAAGGTGAGATGGTTCTCGTCGGTGACGATAGGTACAACGATAACGATATTCAGGAAGCAACTGAGTCGGCATTGTTTGCGTGGGGCAAGGACGTTATCCTCGCATACGTGCAGCCTGACATGCAGTTGAACGACCTGTCATTCGGAAAGACTTTCGCACAAATCTATCCGGATGGTTCGACTAAGCCGACTGATCGTTGGCGTGAGGAGGAGCGCAAGTCTGACCTCGTTCGCACGTCTTGGAAGTACGATCTAAAGGTCACGTCGTCGGTTGCAGGCTACTTGATCAAGGACGCCTTCAGTTCGACCGCTTGGTAATAGGAGAGGATGCAAATGGCTAAGTTCTACGTTTGGAGTACGATCCATAACGGGGGTGAAGTTGGCGAAGTCACTTCACCTATTGGTCAAAAGAAGACTGTTCTACTTAGTAGGAACACTCTCGATGTTGGTAGCGAAGTGACCAAGGCTAAGTCAGGGCTGTCGGATGATGAATGGGACGCGATGATCGAAGGTGGATCGATTCGTCCCTATCCTATGCCTGCCGACGCTGACGAATATACTTCGCCTGCACAGGCCGTCATCAGGAGTCTAGTTACACAATCGGGTGACTTTGATCAGAACATTCTCATGGAGCTTGCTCTGACTCAGCCTCTACCTGAGAATCCTCCCGCCGATGAAGCAAAGGAAGTTGAAGCTAAGCCGGTCGGAGTCAAGTAGCAATGGCGATTGTCGATGATCCAGATGTGCAAGTTCATCTGCCATACGACAAACTGAAGATAGAGGAAATCCCTGACGATCTAGCAAAGTGTAAACTAGACACTGAGCGGATCGTCAGGGGCTACCTCGCAGGGGTCATTCCGGCCGCTACGATGGCACTATGGACTGCCCCTACTAATGTACCGGAAGTAATCCGTGCGGCTGCTGGTCGCCTCTGTGCTGCTCTTATTTATCGTACACGGTATTCGGAGCAGTCACTAGATGATCCACAGTTCGCACAGAATAAGTACGACGAAGCAATGGCAATGCTACAGGGCATCATTGATGGTAGTATTATCGTTGATGGTGTTGTAACTGTTCAGTTTGACAACACGTACTTCTGGCCCAATGATTCTACTGGTGAGCCAGTGTTCACGATGGATGGTCGGTATTGAGTTCTATCACTTTTACCTGGGAGCCTAATCCTGCTGTCTTTGCACGTAGTTTAGAAGCTGTTGCAGTTGCACTTGAAAATCGTGTACCGCCGCTTATGGCTGCAAGTGAGGAGCTACAGGCTAGTATCAGGGAACGGTTTGAAACTGGTACTGATCCCGAAGGTAACGCATGGAAAGAGTGGTCTGAATCATATAGGCCAGTTGCAGAAGCGTATCCTAATATCGGTATTCTCCGACAGACGGATGCTCTGATGGAAGCAGCTAGTTCTTCAGAGGCCACGATAGTGACACACGATACGGTTTTCTATAAGACTACGGCGTTGCCTTCATATGGACTTGAGCATGAATCAGGGGCGGAAGATCGTAGTCCTCCCTTGCCACAGCGATCATTTCTCGGCCTGTCCGATGAATCTGTACTGAAAGTCTATGGTCTGTTCACTGAGTGGTTTGACGCGGCTATCAGCCTTTATCCTACTTCCACAGGAAGGATTGGTGCCCGACACTCCATTCGTGGTGCAACAGGCTTCGTATCTCGTTCCTCTGTCGGTCGAGGGCCATTGCCTAAGCTCTAATGGCACAGGATTACTATGATATCCTACAACCCTTTGATTTCATCGTTGACCTACTTAACGATAACAAGGCAACCCTGGGCCTTCGCTACATTGCTCAGAATGATGAGGAACTTATCCCACAGTATCCCGCTGTGTTGGTTCAGACAGATCGGACAGATACGCAACAGCATGCTACGGGACAATTTCTCAAACAGTTCTACCTTGACCTGTGGGTTTTTCACGCAGAGCTAACGGTAGGTAGGGCGACTCGTTCACGTAAGGATATTGAACTGGCAACAGCAATTCGACACCTGCTCCACACAAACTACACGCAGAATGGTCATATCATCTTTGGATTTGTGAATGGTGAGAACCCTGGGATAGCTGCAAGGATCATCGGGGGTAGTCTCTCCACCATAGTTACAACTCGGCTAACGTGGGTTGGTGAAAATCGAGTGCCCTACGAAGTTGGATAGCAGGAGGATCAATGGCATACAAGTTGGAAGTGGATCATCCCGATTTCCCAAAGGATTGGGAATTCGATATGGATGGTGTTCTCGTCAAGAATGGTGGTTCTGCAACATTGACTGAGGAAGACGAGCTAGCCATCTTTAATCGAAGTGGTGGACTCACAGTTAAACAGGTCTTTGGGCACAAAGATGTACCCGACTATATCAAGTTGACGGGTACAAAAGCGTCCGATGTGAAAGAAGGGGGTGACACTTAATGCCTGCTGGACTAGGTGGAGGCGGTAAGGTAGGTATCGCCTTTGAAACTACTATGGGCACATATGTTGCCCCAACGATCTTCGTTCCGATTCTCAGTGAATCTCTGATGTACAACGAAGATAAGTATTACTCTGAGCAGATTCGTCAGCAGACGGTTGTTTCTGACGTGAAGCAGAGTTTCTACCATGTCGAAGGCGATATCGAAATGGAAGTCGATCCTACTAACCTCCCATATTGGATGTACGCTTCCCGACACACAATTGCTAAGTCGGCTGGCCCTCCGTATACCTACACGTATACGCCGTCGTCGGCTGGTTCTGCAAGCACAGCGGCGGGTACGACGACTCCTAAGACGCTCTCAATTACTATCGTTCGTAACAGCGTCGTGTTCGGCTATACAGGCTGTGTCGTCGGTAGCTTTGAATTCGTCCTGGGTATGGACGACGGTGTACTTCGCTGCACTATGAGTGTTCTCGGCCTAGCCGAAGCAGTGCAGTCGGCTCCGTCGCCTTCGTGGTCTGCACCCGATCTACTTGGTGCCGCCGCGCATCAGGTGTATCTTGCCGCGTCCGCCGCAACGCCTACGTTCGGCGCTGCAGATACGGGATTTAATGGATTCACATTCCGTGCTAACTACAATGCAGAGGCACAGAACAGAATCAATACGCTCAGGTCGGCAAGCTATATCAGCTACGGGATCACGGAAGCCGAGATTGAGTCGGAGCTTGACTTCCTCACCCGTACTGACTATGACAACATGGTTGCCAATACTACCCGTGCTGTCAAGCTTGAGTCGGCTAACGGTGGAGCTACATTCGCCGCTGGTTCGTCAGGCGTGAAGCTGCAGGGTAACAGAGTCAGCTATGACACCTACGAGGTTGGCCTTGAAGGAATGGGTGACCTGATCATGGCAGGATTCACTGGTCGCTGTGTCGGTATTACGTCTGGTAACCCCTATCAGATCGAAGTCAAGTCAACTGCGAATATCACGTAAGAAAAACAGGCGGGGCTACCTTCGGGTAGCCCTGTCGCTCACAAGGAGAGAGCATGCCTAAAGCAACAATCAGCACCGAGACAGTTCGTAAGGAACTGAAGACGTGTCCAGGTGGATTCGTGGAGCTTCGTCAGCTTTCCTGGGCCGAAATGATGAAGCGACGTGATATCGCTTCTCGCATGTATGCAGACGTTTCCACCAAGCAAGGCAATGCCACGCCGGAAACGATCCGTCAGTATATGGAAGTCGTCAATGTTGCGATCATGGAGTTTGAATTCAAGAACTGCATCGTCGATCACAACCTTGAGAATGACGATGGTGTACTACTCGACTTCAGCAATGCCATGTCGCTTCAGATTCTCAATCCGAAGATCGGTTCCGAGATTGATCGTTATATCGAGGAACTGAATCAGGAGGATGAAACCTCTGTAGTCCCTTTGGAGAAGCAGCTTACCTCATCCTTGCTGGATGGGGAGAGGCCGCAAGTCGAAAGTATGACAGACTAACAGTACGAGAAGCGTACAAATGGATACATATTGGCACCGTGTGCAAGACGCTCCATGTTTTGCCACGGGCAGGTGGCGTCCTAGATCAACCGGGGAATGAAATGCTGTACCTCGGGGCGATCTTGGACGCCTTTGCCAATTATGAAGACCTAGAGTCGCGTCGTTCTGACGCACGTAGAAAGAATCGCCAGAGGACGGAGGCTGCGCCCTGATGGTACGCGGTGGGGAAATGATGCTGATTATCAGGGCGCAGGACTATGCCTCGCGTACCGTTCATAAAATCTCTGGTGAAATCGCTGGTATGCAGCGTATGCAGCGTATACAGGCACGTGCCCAAAAACAGTATCTTCCCGCGTTGCGGCAGGAAGCACAGTTGTATAAGAATCTTGCATATGCAGAAAATGCATGGAGAACGGGTGCGGCAAAGTCAAACGCTGTTCGATTCAACACTACTAGAGCAGGTCGAGTCCTACGTAGGGAACTTGTAGCTGCGGAGAATGCCTGGAAATCGTTTGGCAGAACGATGCAGGTTCCTGCCGGATTGAATAACATCAGGAACAATATTAAAGCTATTGACCAGCTTGCACTAGCTATCAGAAGGCTTGATGCGGAGAGATTGCATAGGATAGGTTCGGCCATGTCCGGCATCGGTCGGACAATGCAGCTATTCGGTGCCGTAGGCACGTTAGCATTCGGTCTAGCTGCCAACTCATTTGCAAAGTTCTCGGCAAGCGCGGCAACCGCTGGTACTCAGATGCGCGACCTTGGTGGGACGGTCGCACAGGCGGTAGCGCGCTCCAAACAGCTTCAGGAAGCCATCCTAGACATGAGTATGCAGTTTCCAATTAGTGCACAAGACATGACCGATGCTGCATACGAAATCTTCTCGTCCATGAACCTCATGCACAACGGGGTCATGAACGTGAATGCTGGCCTCAAGCTACTCGCTGTGGCAAACAAGGCAGCGGTAGCAGGAGGAGTCGATCTGAAGGAAGCTACCAATGCAATGATCGTTGCTCTCAACATCTTCGACCCGCAACTCAAGAATGTTAAGGGCACCATGGATGAGGTCTTCAACATTGTGCGATTTGGTAAGATTAGGCTTGACGACCTTTCTCACGTGTTCACGCAGTTTGCATCGGCGGCTCATGCAGGCGGTATGTCTCTGAAAGAGGTTGGTGCAGCTTTCGCAACGCTGACTCTATTCCAAGACCCAGGTAAAGCTTCTGCTGGACTTGGACGACTGATCGAACTTCTACGTACACCAGCTTTCCGCGAGGGACTTGACAAACTCGTTGGTGTCAAGGTTATCGCACCTGATACGGGTAAGATGAAGCCACTGCTCAACATCTTTAAAGAGATTATCAAGGCTCGTCCTGAACTGGCTGCGTCACGAAAAGCTGCTATCGACTTCTTCATCGAACTTACGAAAGCGTCAGGTAAGACGAAGGCGGGTATCCAGGGCACTGTGCAGGCACGTCGTGCTTTTGAGACTTTTGCTACGCATATGGGTACGTTTGCCGATACGGTCAAGAATGTCAATGATAACTACGACGAAATGAATAAAGCATTTACGTCGCGTATGGCCGATCCAGGTGTTCAGTGGGAACTGTTCAAGAATCGACTTAAGGCACTCGTACTTGTTATCGGACAGCAAGTCCTGCCAGTCTTCATTCAGATTGGTCAGTGGATTGCCAGTGCGATCCAGTGGTTCAAGGGTCTAAATAATGGTACCAGTGGAACCATCATACGCTTTGCTGCCTGGGCTTCTGTAGGCACATTGCTAGCAGGCATTCTCCTGAGCATGTCCGGATCAGTCGTTCAGCTTATAGCGACAATGGCTTTGCTGCGAATCGCCGCACTTGAGACTGGCGCTGCTTTCATTACTATGAGAACCGCATTGATTGCATCCGGAATCGGCGCGATCATTGTTGCTTCAGGAATAGCAGCCGTTATGGTTATGAAACATTGGGATCAAGTTCGCGCATACTTCCACGCATGGTGGGATGATATAGGTGCAGGCTTTAGCCATTTGTGGGCCGATCAAGTTAGTAAAGCAAAAGGTGCGGTTGGTCTTATTGTTGGCGTATTTGGTCGTATGAGAGAGAAGATGGGTCTGGGCGATCAGACCTCTCGATTTGGTCAAAGACTTGTGGATCAAGCCAACAAAGAACTAGATGAGCGTAGTGATACATTCTTGGACAATTATAACAAGTGGCTGAAAATCTATAAGAAACAGCGCGGGAAGCCAGGTATGGATTGGCTCAAGGACTTCAAGCGTATCACGGGCGAGTTCGATGGTAAGATGCTTTCGGACGAGTATAAGAAATGGGCTAACTCCGTATCCGACAGCACCTACACTGCAGCACAGCAGGCGAAGGATCATGCTCAGGCTGTTAAGCAGGCTACGGACAACATGCAGCAAACGATCAAGACTGCGACAACCAACTTGATCAATCAGTATGAGACTTTGCAGACGGCTAATCAATCAGCACTCGGTGGTCTATTCCAAGGCCCAACAATGGGCGGTATCCTCGGCAACGTATTCAAGAGCATTAATGACAACCTTCGCCAGTTCGGTGTTCAGATTCAGGTGCCATTCAACATCCTGAAGCAAGACCTGGATCAGTCTGTCATGTACTTCAAGCGATGGCGTCAGGATATCACTCAGTTGATCAAGCGCGGTGTACCATATGAAATGGTATCGCAGCTACAGGCAATGGGGCCAGAGGGTATTCCTATTATTGAGGGTTTGCTTGCGGCACCCAAGGGTCAATTCCGCGCTATCGTCAAGACATATAAGCAGGGGCAGGCTCTTACCGACAAGGCCACCAAAGAAGACATGAACCGTAAGCTCAAGTATTGGGAGAGCTTCGGTAAGGATGCTGCATGGGCAACCATCATGGGTATCATCAGCAATCCGAAGAACGTCAAGATTCAGAAGATGTATGAGGACTACGTGAAGAACACGTATGGCTCCATCCTGAAAAAGACTTTCCAAGATGATGTTGCCGAATACATGGCTAACGCACTTGCGATGGCGAAAGCTCAAGCAGCGGCGGCGAATCTCATGCCGACCAAGATGCCCAATCTATTTGCTCCTACACCGAAATCTACTCTCGCCAATATGACACCGCAGCAACTCACGGCTACCTATAAACAAAATGCAAAAAAGCTGCAGACAGCCTTGAGCTTCGTAGGCCCACTAACAAAGAAACAGCAGACAAGCTTGGCTAACCTTCGGCATCGTCGGCAAGCGATCCTGGCTGAGTACCGACATGATGCTGCACCCGCTGCACGGCGTCAGATGGCGCGGCAACGTAGTCAGGGTCGTGAGGTCTACACGATCACGTATGAGGGTGACACCATCCATATTAAAGCGGACGGTGCGACTGTGGCATCGGTTACCCGAGCCTTGCAAAAGAAACACTTTAAGCAAAAGAGCAAGCATAAGAAGGGTACAGTAGCGGGGAAAATCGGTTAAATGCTATCAATGGTACGCATATGGAATGCTCCACTTAGCTCGTCGTGTTTGCTCAACGAGACTAATCCTGTGCGCTTTCCTGTGAAGGGGTTTACGTGGACTCAGCCGACCAAGGGCGATGCGCTTCCGAAGATGGAGGAGCCGGGTCAGCATTTTAGGTTTAGCGATGTTGACGTTATGGCTCTGAATATGGAAGGCGATATAGTAGGTAACAGTACGAGTGACTATTGGGTAAATCGCAAAGAGCTACTTGCAGTAGTAATTCCGCAGCCATCCTATCTACACTTGTACAGATTCCATTCCCGACTGGATGTTAAGGTCGATGGCGACTCTGAAACATACTACTGTTATGTGATTCTCAAGGAACATGAAGAACCTATGTCCACAGCCGGATACTCTGTGTCTCCATTCCAGTTCCAGTGGGAGAACGTCTTTGGATACTGGCGGAAACTATCCAACAATGCAGTCGCCTTAATCTAGGAGGGAAGTAATGGCACAATCAGTAGCGCAGCAACTAACGGTGTCAATGCCCGTTCCACAGGAATTGAATATTGAGCCTTCGGAGAACAGTTCTCAAGCTCAGGCACTAACTGTTTCAATGGGAACGGGCTATATCATCGTCAATATCAATCCAGCCCAACGGCTTCCGGTAGACTGAATATGGCTAACTTTACATTTAATGTAGCTCTCGGTCGTGAGGTAGAATACTACCAGCGCGTCGATGGTAATGATCCTGCCGCTTCTGCTCTTATCGGAGTGGTTCTTAGGCTGGCGCTTATCGAATCTGATACGATCCTAAAGGATTACGATACGCTATCCGCCATTCTTGCGGCTGCTAACGACGAGGCAACTAACTCTGGATACGCTCGTAAGACGTGGACTGACGCTGACCTAACAGCGTACTCAGTTGATGATGCCAATGATCGTACACAGCTTTTCTTGCCTACGCCGATTACTTTTGCGACCATCGGTTCAGGAGATACATGGGCGAAGCTACTCGTCTGCTATGACAACGATACTGGCGCGGGTACAGACGCGAATATCATTCCAATTACCGCCCATGATCTACTGTTCCAAGGTTCGTATGTTGTGCCCAATGGTACGAATATTACGATCACCAATACTACTGGCTTCACGATTTGCAACTAGATGTTCCGTATCCGCCATCTGAACCACGTAGGGGGTCTTGTTGCCGAGCATCAGATGGTCGGAGGGACGCTTAGTTATAGCTTTCGTGCTGGACAACCTGGCGACATTTCATATCAGCTAGCGAATAGCATTGGCGGTATTACACGCGATGCTTTCGCGCCCTACTATACTGACTTCATGCTGCAGTATCAAAATCCCGCTGGTGGTAGCTATCAAAATATCATGGGCGGTATTCACGTCCCTGTGAATCTGAAGAACGACGAGGATGCTATCAATATCGCTGGTAAGGATTGGTCGCACTGGCTTGAGCAACCCTACTGGTTTCCATTCTATGCAATAGACTATACTAATGGTACTGCTATGCAGCAAATGATAGATGCTAGCCGAACATACACCGCAGGTATAACGGAGACTGTTGCGGCAGTAGCATTCTATCCACCAATATTGCAGGCACAGATTATTTCAAAACTGATCCTAAATACACAACCCACAGGACGACCTGCTTCGGGTAGTTATCCAGGTTTGACAGGCGGTAACTATGTCCCTATCAATGCAGTATTCAACGACTTCTCCGGTTCTGCACAGTTTACTAATAGTTCGCTAATCATTCAGTTCCAAGATCAGACTACAGTTCTTCAGCATATAAATAACATCGCCGCCTTCGATGAGCCTTATGGATTCGATTGGACAATGAATCCGGATAAGACAATGGAGTTCTTTGGCCCACGTAAGGAAAGGAAATACGCGCCTGATCCAATCTGGACTATTTCCAAGGATCAAATCATTGGTGGTCTAGATGAAAACCCCATGTTGGAATTGGACTGGACTAACAACGGGCCACTAGCCTCACATCTTGTCGGAGTGTCGAACGGCAGTCCTGGTGCATGGTGGCATAAGCGCGATCAGGACAGTGTGAATCGATATAGAGAATGGCTGCGTATCGAAACCCTCGGGGATCAGTATTGGCGAGGGCCAGATATGCGCCATGCGCTCGACGGTCTGGACTATCTACACCCACAGAAGGACTTGCGTATCGTCGTCCTACCTTCCCTACTGACCGATGGGTTCAAGAACCACATCGGGGATGTTGTACGTGTCAAGTGGGACTTTCCATACTATCATGAAATCAACGCCTACTACTGGATTAATGAGCAGACGTATGACAGTGACGGTGAGGAATGGAAACTGACCCTGGGGTTGCAGCAAATCTATGACTAACAGTAAATGGTTTGGTAACTCTGATGCCGATGTTATCGGTGATTTACAGCGTCGTATTTCGACGGTAGAATCCTATGCTACTGACCTAGAGCGTAAGATCGCAAACTTCGATTCGCCACAGCCTATCTCACGTGTCGATCCAGTTACCTATTTGAATCCCTTTGAGGGCCAACGCGCCATCGATCCCGCCGATGAGCAGCATATGTGGTACTCAAACGGAGAATGGCGCAAGGCTGGTGGCTTCGGCATCTATGAGATTAAAGTCTTCGATGATACGTTTGTAGTTACCACGGGCGATGATAAATTCATCTGGCCGATCCCTCATGAGCTTGACGATGGACAGATCATTGAGGTTGAAGCGGCCGTAACTACAGCGGGTTCTGGTACCACTACCATTGCAATCCGTAAGGGGACAGCAGGTACAGCAGGCTCCGATATTCTATCCACGAATATCACAATTGATTCCGGAGAGTATAACTCCAAGGATGCCGCTACCCAACCTGTAGTAATTGATCCTACGATTGCTACGTGGGGTCAACATCTACATATCGATGTGGATGCCGTAGGCTCAGGGGCAAAGGGTCTGTGTGTCATGGTGACCCTGGTTCCCTCCAACCTCGCAAGCATCGTGCTAGCAGGAGCGCAAGGGCCAGCAGGAGGAATCACAGACTGGACAGGGCAGTGGGTAACTGCAACCGGGTATACCGTAAACGAAGCTGTCTCTAACAACGGTAGTAGCTACGTTGCAATCGTAGACCACACTTCAGGGGCAACGAGCGAACCAGGGGTAGGAGCGAATTGGGAAGACTTCTGGATGCTTCTCGCAGAGGGAAGCTCCGGGGGTTCGGGTATGTCCACGCCTGTTACCCAGACTGCCCACGGTTTAGCGGTTGGTGACATAGTACGTTTCGATGGTACAAACTATGTAAAGGCTCAAGCTGATACGGAAGCCCATGCTGAAGTTGTCGGACTAGTATCAGTAGTTGGTGGAGCAAACGATTTCACCCTTGTCATGGGCGGCGACATTACCGGACTTACGGGCCTGACCTCGGGAAGTGTCTATTACCTCAGTCCGACGACTGCAGGAGCTTTGACGACTACTGAGCCGACGACTATTGGGCAGGTATCCAAGCCGCTACTCGTTGCACATTCTACGACTACAGGGTTCCTGTTCAACATGCGCGGGGTTGTCGTCCCGACGCCTATCGAAGTCGGTCAGTCACAGGCCGATGGTTGGACACGTAGCTACGCGGAAACTTGGACATACGCGAGCGCCACAACATTCACTGTGGCTGGTGATCAGACTGTGAAGTTCTCCAAGGGTACGCGGATTAAGCTAACACAGTCAACAGTCAAATACTTCATTGTCTCGGCAAGCTCGTTCAGCGCGGGAGTTACGACAGTTACTATCACCGGGGGTACCGACTATACACTTGCCAATGCAACGGTCAGCGATAACTACTACTCATATGAGGCAAATCCACAGGGCTATCCGGGGACGTTCAATTATACACTGGCTTGGACTTCAACGGGAACCGCTCCCTCTTTCGGCAACGCCGCTGTCGTCTCTCGTTTCAGTATGGTTGGAAATATCTGCCGAACTGAGTTCTTCATCACGTTTGGTTCCACGACTACCTTCGGCACCGGCTCATACCGCTTCTCCGCGCCTATCACTATCGCAAAATACGCCGCTGGCTCGGCGTGGGCCGTCGATCAGGGTACGTCCTTTCGGTCGGGGCTTGTTTTCGTCGACACCGGCAACAACGTCATTCGGATTCTAAGCGTTGCCGACGCCGCTGATGAGTGGGCAGCGACTGTTCCGAACACTTGGGCAAACACCGACCTCATCGTTGTCACAGCGACGTTTGAAATTTAACTAATGAGTGCAATTGAATTCTCACCCAATGCAGTATCTCTCGACGGTTGGCTTGCCGCTGGCGAAACCTTCACCTACGCAAGCTCTACTACTTTTACTGTGGCAGGGGATCGGACGGTACGTTACTCAAAAGGCACAAGAATCAAACTCACCCAGAGTACGGTTAAATACTTCGTGGTTACTCTCTCCGCATTTTCTGCCGGGGTGACAACAGTTACTATCACGGGCGGCACCGACTATACACTTGCAAACGCGGTAGTCAGTGATCCATTCTATTCCTATGCAGCAAATCCCCAGGGCTACCCCAGGGGCTTTAACTATACTCCGACGTTCACGGGGTTTTCTGCAAACCCGGCCACATCTGTTTACTTCTCCGTTCAAGGAACGGTTGTCACCTGTGTATTCTATCCTGGTTCAAATGGAACGAGCAACGCGAACTCGCTTACTATGTCTTTGCCCATCGCGGTAGGCTCAGGAGTGTGGACTGCGATGCGCGGATTCGACAACGGCGTAGATGTAACGAACTCTGCGATGGGTCTTCCAAGTGGCTCTACGCTCACGGTCTACAAGGATTGGGCCGGTGGCGGCTGGACTACCTCGGGAGCCAAGCAAGCGTCCGGCACGATCACGTACATAATGTGAGCTAATATGAGTGCAATAGAAGTCATACGAGAACGTGGCGACGGTTGGATATACGCCGACGAAACACTGACCTATGCCAGCGCGACTACTTTCACTGTCGCGGGTGATAGAACAGTCCGTTATTCCAAAGGTACTCGGCTTAAGCTAACGCAATCAACAGTCAAATACTTCGTCGTTACCTTATCTTCTTTCTCAGCCGGGGTGACCACGGTTACCTTCACAGGAGGTACGGACTACACACTTGCCAATGCTACTATCAGTGATCCGTTCTATTCATATGCTACAAACCCACAAGGGTATCCGACCTACTTTAACTACACTCCAACATGGGGAGGATTCTCTACCGCTCCGGCACTTGGAGGCGGGATGTGCAGGTTCTCAGTTGTTGGAGGAGTATGTTTCTATATGGCTCATTTCAACACATCTGGAACCAGCAACGCTACTAGCTTGACGGCTTCTATCCCCGTCACTAACGCAAGCTTTGGTCAGTACCCCGTCACCCGCATACAGGACAATGGAACTTACTCCTTCGGAATGTGCGAGGTTACTTCTGTACTCACATTCTTCAAGGATGGAAGCGGTACAGGCTTCACAGCTAGCGGGTCAAAGAACGCTTGGTGGGGAGTGTCCTACATCATCTAATGGCTGATATTCGACAGAGTAGTGTAATCCAGGATGATTTCAACCGTGTTGAAAACCCTCTATCACATGGTGGAGACTGGACTAACCCGGATACCTTCTGGAACCCACTAGAGGCAAACGGAAGTCAAGCACGAATTTCAACAGGAGTGTATTGTAACTCGGCCTGGACTTCAGAGGCATTATCGGGTGACAACGCCGAATGTTGGGCTTGGACAAAAGGTGGTAACTCTCCATCCCATGCGTGGGGCTTTCATCTATATACAACATCCAGTGTCGGCGGTAGTGGTGCATCCGATGGATACTTCTGGCGGATGGAGATTACAACGGGCGGCGGTACCTGCTATATGTACAGACTGGACAACAATGCAGGAACAATCCTCGACACAGAGACTTCCAATCCCGGTACAGGGGGCGATTGGTACGGCCTTATTCGTCGCGTTGGAACAACTCTGGAAGGATGGGCCTCCGGTGATTCCACAGGAGCTACCGGCTGGACACAATTCTTGAGTGCATCCGATGGTACCTATACTGGCCCGATGTATGCTGGTCTTAGCTGTGCAGGCTCACTGTTGGGGTTTGATTACTTCGGCTTCGGGAAGCAGATCAATCGCCCACAGATTTATCGCATAGTACGTGGTCAGATCACAGTCGGATAGGGGGAAGACTGTATGAGTACAATACTCGCCATCGTTATCACTAGTATTCTCGGGCCTTGTGTACTGATGTTACTTACTGGTCATCAGCGTAGCAAGGAAAAGCAAGAAGATTGGCGACGAGAAGATATAGTTGCAGAGAAAGCAGCAGAGGCAGCAAAGTTGCTCCTAGCGGAGAACAAGAAGGTTGCTGCTAGTGCTAAGGAGGCTAGTGGTAAACTAGACGCGATCCATATACTTGTCAATTCAAACATGACAGCAGCAATGGAAGCACAGCTAGTTGCATTACAGGGACAACTAGTGGTAATGAATCGTTTAGCTAAAATTGAAGACCCGACCGTTAATGAGCAAGCTGCTATTAATGTCGTCCAGAAGCAGATTGCAGAACTTACCGCAACAGTACGGGATCGCCTAGCTGCTACTACCAAAGTTGAGCAAGCAGAAGTAGCAGAAAAAGCAGCAGCACAGGGGGGCGAGTGAAAACGGTCATTTTATCTTATCCCAATGGAGTTCATAGAGAGGAATTGTTGGCAGGAATCCCTCGCAAGGGTGACCATCTTCAACTGCCAAACGGTCGTGACTATAAAGACTACATAGTAGAACAGGTTACTTTTTTACCTGCTCAGACAGGTGACCCTGAGCCATCTGTAATGCTGACAATTCGGGAATATCCGACTTGAGTAAGCAAAGCATAGCTATGGTAATCGCAATTGGAATAACGATTGTGTGAGTAGCGGCGATCATTGGAGGTATCATCCGCAGAGATTGGACGGCTCTTAACACCATTACGCCAGTTATGCTCACTGTGTGCGGTTGGCTTTATATCCGGCGAAACGGCAACGGAAAATAGGAGAGAACATGCTTTGGACAATCTTGATCATCTTGCTAATAGTCATAGCTGCAATCTGGATCGTTAACCACCTACGCTGATGCTTACCGAGAGACAAGTTCCCTATACAGGGCCATACGGTCTAACGACAGGGCCATACAAGTCGCGTGGGCCTACGGCAGAAGCGTGTAAACGCTTCATGGGTCGTATCGGACTTATGGATTGGCATGACTATGATCGGCATTGGAATGCCACACTTGGCGCTGCCATGGCGAAATACAAGAAGAAGCATGGTCTGTCTGCCGATCCGTCGTATGGCAAGTTGGTATGGGCTGTTATGCGCTCACAGAAGGTTCCATCGGGTCGTCCCAATGCGGGAGAATATGCCTTCGACTTCTATGCGCGAAAGCTGATTCAAGACGAAGCCCGTGTAACCTCTGATTCAGAGATTATGGATCAAGTGCAGTATCACATTCGCCAATTCTGGCTCAAGGCAATCGCTCACAATGAAATCTGGCACTACGATCAGGGTAGACCAAAGGATACAACCGTAGACCCTGAAAAGGGTGGATACTCTGACTGTTCAATGATGGTCATTCAGGCTGTGCGCTATGCCTGGACTATGACGGATCATGAGACTCTTGATCCTGCAAAGTGGAAGTTCACAGGATGGGGCAATACAGACTGGTACGAAGATGATTGGCCCAGAATTGGTCAGCCTTATCGCATAGGTGACCTAGCTCATTTCCAAAATGAGCGGCACGTAATCCAATGCATTAAGGAGGGAAATGTCGATACAGCACAATGGGGTTCAAATGGATCGGAGAGAGCGCCAGAGCTAATTGGTTCGCTTCGTAGTTACTATCGCTATCCAGATGAATTCATGTTCGTCGTCAGACCACAACTAATACCGGAGGAGTCATAATGCTAGAACCACATTGGGTACAGTTCCATGATGGTGCAGGTAACTCATTCCCCATGCTCGTCACGCAACATGGTGCAGAGGAGCATGTAGGTGGTGCAGTGTTCTGTGCAGAGTCGCCGCCTGAGAGCGATGCAGGACTACAGGAAGGTTGGAATAACCGCGTTCATATCGGACGTGGTGATGTAAGCAAGGGAGCTTCGTGGTCACCTATCGACGGCGTTGATCCCGGCGACGTAGAGGAGGGCTAATGTCAATCGCTGCTCAAGGTTGGGTTAAAGCAGGAGTCGCATTGATCATGGCGATCCTTGCGGCTTTGACCGTTGCACTTACGGGCAAGACCGACATTGGAGATATCGACACGCAAACGTGGTTGATTGCTCTAGGCGCAGTTCTCGCGTCTGGTGCGTTGGTAGCATTCGTAGACAACGTGCCTGGTATCTACGGTGGGGCAATCAAATCGTTCATCGGCGCAGCGGGTGCATTCGTTACAGCACTCGTCCCGGCATTCGATGATCGTGTGGTTTCACAGCTAGAGCTACTGACGGCAGTTAGCGCATTCGTCGCAGCACTAGCATTGGTGTACCAGATTCCACAGCCGCCTGAGTCGAATCCTGCACCATCTTCACCCACTGATGGGGGCTAAATGAACATCAATATCAGTATTGATACCTTGTTGCTCGTCGGTATCTTTGTAGTCTTGCTGATTGCTGCAATCAGCGACAGCGTGAGCCTCTAGAACATCAGGGGCTAACGGGATCAAGGCCATAGAGGGCAAACGACCAAGTAGCGGTCGGCTCGGTGCTGCAACCTTGATCCATGGTAATGCGCTGCTCTAGCGTTGCCAGGGTGAGGCATAGGGGGTACCCGTTTCTCTCCTGCGGGTACCCCCTATTAATTCACTAGGCGTCGGCCAATCAATAGTAACCACCCCCTTACCACTGCATCTTCTCCCATATTTGATCTACTTCCAACATTTCAAACGTCAACTCATCATGATTGAAGTATTGACCACCGGCTCCAAAGTTGGCCCACTGCAATAGATGCCGGGTCGCATCCCGCCCGTGCTGCATGCCAACCTTGTAGCAGCCGATCTTCTTTAGCTCATCATCCTTATAGAATGACTTGCCTGTTGAGGGTGATTGCTTACTTGCAAGTATGATAGGTTCATGTCTCTCAATGAACAGTTCGATTATTCCTATCATCTTAACAGGAGTCAGGTCTAGCCCTGCTCTGGCATAGTTGCGGTACTGGAAATCCTCGTAGATGATGTTCGCATGGTCTTCTGTAGAACTAAGGAAATCCGACAGCAAAATGTACAGTTCTTGGAGCGTATACTTCTGCTCATGGGGTGCTAAGTACAGTATTTCCGACTCGTCGCGCTTCACCCCAAAGCATACTCCTGTGGTGATACCTGGATCAAGTGCAATTATTGATTCCACTCAGGAACCGCCCCCTTCACCGGACGCCTGTGCGCCGTTCTGACGGGCCTCCCCGCGTTCCGGCCCGTAGTCCGCAAAGTCCCTCGGAGCCTGGGAGGGAGCCGCCTGCGCTCGCCCTGTGGACGACAGCCGCTCAGCTTCTACCCGGTCGGCAGCGGCCAGGATGCCCTCGTTCCAGAAGGTCTTGGCTTGCATGATATCTAGATAAACATGCGTTGGATCGCGTGTATCTTTCATCTTTTCCTCTCGTCGCTCCATGAAAACGATACACCATCTGCGGGTGAAGTGTAAACATGGTCGCCTTCGTGTAAGTTCTTACGTTGACATGTCTCACCATATCTTGTTCGGGCAACACACAGACCTTCTGAACGCTGATCCGCTCCGCGCAAAAATACACGAAAGGCGAGTCGGCATCCTTGGCACAAATCGATTTCGCTGTCGTCCTTACCCCATTCGATTTGAACTGAAGCATACTCCTCGCCGGGGATTACTGCTTCGCATCTGTCACACAATCTTGTCTGTGTGATACTCATTCCGCACTTTCCCAATAGTCGGCAGCGATACCAGTATCAGGTGCCGGTTCAGTTCCCAGTGCTTTGTCGAGAGCAACAAGGGCGCGGCCTAGATTAGTACCCGGTACAAATTCTGCTCCATACTCGACCGCATCTTCTGCCGTCTCTAACACTTCCACGATCTGTGGAAGCGCAGTACGGCGGAAGTCGCGTATGTCGGAAGGTGTCCCTCCGGGCTGGTCGTAATGCCACGGAGCCGCGAAACTCTCAGCCATGATTGCCTTTAGTTTTTCGCTTGCACTCACTTTGCTTCTCCCCATGTAGGGCCGACACCGAATTCTGCTACGAATGGCAGTGTCCAGCCTAGTTCGTCAAGGGCCACAGAGGACATTACTTGTTCGCAGACTGTAGAGTATTCTTCGATGTACGCCTGCTCAACGTCTGCAACGATTGAGTCGTGAACCAGAATGCAAATTGAAGCCCTGGATCGATCGATTTCATCAGCAAGCCTAATTGCAGCACAGAGGGTGAGGTCGGACGCAGTGCTTTGCGGATAGAAGTTAATTCCTTCCCGGTAAGCAGCTTGGAGGTTTTCACGTGTAAGTAGATGGAACCGTCTTTTTCGCCCGAAAGGTGAAACGAGTACATGCTTGGTTTTGACTTCACGTCTTACTTCATCCTCCCATTCCTCTACACCTTTGAATGTTTGCCACACCCATGCTATGTAGGGTTCTGCTAGTCGTTTAGGAATACCGTGCTTCTCTTGGAATGTATCCGCACTCTGCCCATAGAATACACCGAAGTTTACGTTTTTGCAGGTCGAGTATTGCTCGTCAGTATAGTCTGCCCCAAAGAACTTGGTTGCAGTCTCCCTGTGGAGTGATAGGTTGTTACGGTAAATTCGTGTAAGCTCTGTATCGCCCGAAAACTGAGCGATACATCGAAGTTCCGCCTGCGAGAAGTCTGCTTGTACAATTTGTCGGCCAGGAGAGGCGCGAAATAGTTTACGGATATCCGGCAGTCCCTCTTTCGACCGCGTGATATTTTGCAAGTTAGGTTTACTAGACGAGAGCCGCCCACTGTTCGTGCCATGTAGGTTGAGCTGAGTGTAAATCCGAGAATCTTCATCTAGCTCTGCTCTTTGGATGAGTCCGACGAGGTACGTCCCATCTTGTTTGACAAGTTTTTGGTAGCGGTCGTAAGATTCTGTAAAGCTAATGTAGAACTTCTTGCGTTCGTCGCTATCCTCCGCAGTGACAGAGCGTACAATGTTGCCTTCACGTTGAACCACTGTCTCTCCCCGAAACTTAAATCGTCCTTCGATGATTTCTTTTCGTGCTGAGTCATCGATACTCCTCTCTGGGTTGGGCATGTTCTTCAGTGGCTTACGCTTCTGCATCGCATGCTTGATACCCCATACGTCATAGTACAGATGCGACATTTGCTTAGGCGATCCGACATTGAGCAATGGATTACCGGCATGCTGCTGTAGCTGCTTGGCAATCTCCTCTAACTCAGGCAGTACCTCAAACTCATGGATATCACCAGCGCGTACAGAATCATAGATCATGCCGTCCAGTTCTACATCGGTGCAAAAGCTATTACCTCGTAATAGTAGGTGGCTATAGGCCCGGAGTACATCGTCTCTTTCTGCGCGAGGGTACTGCTCCCCGAAAAGTTGGAAAGTGCCGCCAACGTCCATTCCCGCATACCTATAGAATTCATCGTAGTCTGTGACGACTCCGGATTTCTTGGCCGCTTCAACAGCAGGACTGGAATAATGAGGCCATCCAAAAGTATCCATGAGTAGATAGTCGAGGCCATGTACCCCAATTCGCTCGTCCGTACCATTACGTTCATCGAGCGCATATGAGAGGAGCATAGTGTCATGATCTACTCTGGCTTCGATTCCGTAGGTGTGACGTAGGATTTTAGTGTCAAACTTACCGCCGTGATAGATGAAAACTCGCCCTTGCTCATTTCGTAGGACGTTGGAAAGATCCTTAATTGCATCCGGGGATCGCCAAGCTCCACCGCGCTCGCCACATACAATGGCATTGCTTCCGTCAATAGAGAATTGGACGCTAATAAGAGTTGCTTTGTGAGATAGTCCGCCTCTGGATTCGATATCGACAGCGATATGTCCTTGGTACCGTGCCAAATCTCTAAGCGTTCTTCTAATTTCTCCAACATCTTCGATTACCTCTACTATTGGCAGGGTGGGGGGAGGTAGCGGATTGAACGCTCTTTGGAAGTCCCTTTTAAGGTCGGGGAATTTTGAGTCGTCGTGGAGGACGATTGCAGGGTTGTTAGTTGCCACCACCGTCCTGCCTCCGATGCTATGACGATATCCCCTATATCTTGAGATAGAGCCTCGTCCAATAAGGAGCTTAACTGCTTCATCTCCCGCCGCGACAACTGTATCAATACCTCGGAGTTCGTGTTCCAGACGAGGAGCGCAGGCTTTAATGGCTTCTGGCGGAATTTTCCCATCTGGTGCCACACAGAGAACAGTGTTAGTAAGAAGAACTTGCTCACGTTTCACCCCATTCATTCCGAGTAGGTAGTCCATGATCTTGCCACTACCATACTGGCTTGCAAATGGCTCTCCCGCGATGACTTCAGGCTTGCCCGGTGAGCGCGAAACCACGGCACCCCGCACAGGGTGCATGGTGGGCTTCCGGGTCTTCACGCAGGGTGCATCTGCGAGAGGACATTCATGACATAGTGCGTGTGGTGCTTTAGCTGCTACTGCCGATGTAGCCATGTCTTCCCTGTACAGTCCTTACCACAAGCCGTCTTATCATTATAGTCGTAATGCGGGATATGGAGTAGACCAGATCGTATGTTGAATATCCAAAGATACTTCTCAGAATAGTATACTTGAGTTTTTCCACAAGCTACGCATCTATCCTTGACAGCGTAGACTACATCGTTGTACTCGTCGCGGACTGATATCAGGGTGTCTACGGCCATAATTGCCAAACCACTAACATGAGTAGTGCCCAGAATATGAAGCTGATAAATAGCGCAAACCAGCAACCAACTTCGGGTGGATATTTTTGGTACTTACTCACCAGTCTTGTCGATCTTCATGAAGTTGCTGAAATACTTGTCAATGATTTCCTCTGCATTATGCTTCTGGGTGTACTGCTCGGATTGGGCGATAGGCTCACCGTTGTTTGCGACCAGACGGAAGTAGTAGTGAGTCTCAAACGTAGGCTTGCGAACTAGCAGTTGCCAGGTCTTCTTTTCGATGATTGCCTTACCCTGTGGGATGATAACTTCAGTCATGTCACTCCTCGTAGTATTGGGATTCCGGGGGCATGGGCACGATATCGTCATACAGGTGTGGGATGCCTAGTCCTGTAATCAGTTTGTCGGCGGATGACTGTGAGATAGGCTCTCCACGTAGTGCCGCTGCAACTGTGCGCTCTGATAGGTTACAGCGAGCGGCAATAGCACCAAGAGACTCATGGTTATCGATAGATTGTTGTATAAACGGGATCAGCGGTCTACTATCCACTGCGCTCTTTCCGAGAGAGGGAGAATACATCCTTCGATGTATGAATTCAATACGAACGTCAAGTATCCTTCGTAGTTCCTTGAGTTGCCGCATTTCAGCTTGGAGTAGATCAATCTCTTTCATACTCCTATAGGCCAATACGTTTTGGCCTTCCCTTTGCGTTGGAAGCTCATCATGTTACGCTGCACTAGGGTATCCTCAATTATGTCCATGACACGTGCGTTCAGACGATGATGCCTCATAACGTCACCACGCATTATACCCGGACGCTTTTCGACCATCTTGTACACTGCTATCGTCTTCGACTCGTCTGACGTAATACCGGAGTTCTGGATCAGGTCTACTGCATGCTTACCCCATTTCTGTATGTAGTAGGCTGCATTGAGAAGATCGTCTAACGTGCCCTCTATCTTATAATCCTTTGGCTCCTGCCGGGATGCGGCAAACAGCATGGACAGCTTGATCATGGACGTGAACATACGGGTGAACATCGGGAGTGCCTTATCTGACTCTGACGAGTCTGATGCGGCCTCTGTGAGTTGTTGCTCCATGAGCGCCGCACGTTCATAGAACGCAGGTGGAAACGACACCATTATGTCTGGTGTGGAAATCATCTTCTGCCCATCGTGAAGCTCCACCGTTACCTGTTGGTCTGTATACATGTTGTAGTAGGAGCGGAAGGTAGACAGTAGATCGGTTCGTTTATCTGTCTTCTCTCCTGCTGGCGGATCGACCCCAAACTTGAGATTGGCAGTGTCTTGGTGCCCACGCATGATCAGGAACCGTGGTATGAATCCCGATGCAAAGTATGATTCTTCTATTAACGAGAACATCTTGTTTGGTACGCCGCCGCCAAAGAAGATGAAGATAGGCTCACTGACTACAAATGATTCTCTACGGAGCTTACGTACCATGTACTTTGGTACGTCATACATCTTCGTCATCATTTCAGGCAACGATGCTAGATACTCCTTGCGATTGATAGCGTCAAAGAATCCCGTTACCTCGTCCCGGTAGAAGATAGACACCATCTTAGGACGGAGCGCGAGCGATGCCATCAGACCTTCAGCGGTAGCGTCACTCGCAAGTATCAAGTCTCGGTCTACGTCCATTACAAAGTCCATTGCCATATCCATAGCTGTCGTCTTGCGTGTAAGAGAAGTCTCACCGAGAATCATGGCCCACAGATTAGGGACTATCGACTGCCCTCGGGAGCGAGGTAAGCGTACAGTGGTCGCCATGAGCGCAGACATGACAATGGAGCAGGAGATTTCATGGAAGTCAGGAACGGCATCTGTCACGTCCTTGGCCCACTCCATGTAATCGTCAATGATCGTGGGCTTAAGTAGCGATTCCTCTTTTGCCGAAAGTAGGGCTGGCATAACGAGGCTTTTATGATCCGAGAGTAGAACCTCAAGAGACTTCTGTTCTAGCTCGGCCTTGATAATCTCCCGCCATAGGTGAGAGTCGGGCCTCCCGTCACGCTCATACTTGTTGCATTTTGCATTCTTTGCGATTACATATACTTCCTCGGCTGTCATGCCGAGTTCAAAACATAGCAAAAGGAGTCGCCACAGAGCGCCTGACCAATCGCTAACAGGCTCCTCTGTGTAGTACCGTGCAAAGATCGTCGCTAGCTCTTTATGTCGAAGCTGCTCCTGATACCGATAGATGATCATGTCGGCAGAAGGCAGGTTCTCAACATTGGGCAGTTTTATATCGGGAACATCGGAAGTGCCGTCGGGTTGTGGCAATAGATCGAACGTAGAGCTAGGGATAGCTAGCTCAATTTTCGCCAACAGCCGCACAGATGGAGGTTCTTCCATCTGGTACTTATAGTTGTACGTGCCAGGTACACGTAGTAGCTGTGTGTTATCCCATCCCGACTTGTCTACACCCAGATTGGCATAGAAGTAGGCAAGACGCTTTGAATAGTTCTCCGCAATAGTCGGATCAATCTTGTGGTCGAGTCGCCATATCGCTTGATAGCGATGCGGAGAGGATTCGATCACACACTGTGGGGGGTGTTCAAGCTGATCGGGGCGGCAAGCGTCCAGGTCGGCCCATACTAGGTTTTGGGGGATGGCGTTAGCTTTCACACGTTTCTTTGCCGACATGATGTTCACACAAAAGTACACGTTGTGCGTCATGGTTACACTGTCGATGAATTCCACAGCGGACTCTTTCTCTGACGGCCATGCAAAGAATCTCTCATTGAACGTGTCTCGCTTAGCTGGTGGTCTTGTAGTAGCCAAGACGAGGTACCCTTCGTCGTATCTAAACAGGTACTCAAAGAACGCGAGCAAGCTAGCGCGCTTCTCCTCATCGGTGACAGAGTGCATGATTGTAAAGACACAAAAGGGCACCCCTTGTTAGGGGTGCCCCTAGTGCATTACGTCAGACCAGTAGGCCGGATTCTGCAGTTGCGGCCGAACCAGCAGGCTTGAAGCCTTCGATATCGTTCACGTACTTGTCATTCGCCTTATCGAACTTCTTGCGGACGATCACCGTAAGCTCACGACCGATCAGTTCCTCGGTCGAAGGCATATGATAACCCTTCTTCTGCCAATCCTCACCGATTGCAGTAAGGAAGTTAGCCATACGATTCTTCATGGACTGTGCCTTGGTTGCATCGTAGTCCGCAGGTGGCACAAACAGATTAGTCCAACCAGCGTACACGTTGGCAACCTTCTGGCCGTCACGATCCTCCTCACCGTCATTCACCTGGATACCAAGAGAAAGATACGGTGTGGCATGCGGCAGTGCCTTCATGCCGTCGATGTTGTCAGTGGACTTCCACTCTGCCTTCGCCACGTGTGCTTCGTAGCGTCCCGAAGGAATAGCGGGGAAGCCGATTGCATCTGGATCGGCACCTGTCAAATCTAGGGTGCCATCGAAAAGATCACTCACTTGGACTCTCCTTCATTTGTTGTTGCGAGCTTAGACCACAAACTAGGAACGGTCGGATCGACTTCGACTGCATCGAACGCGCCAGTCCTATCCTTAGCGATTGCAGTCTCGGTCTTTTGAAACTGCATATATCTCGTTACTCCGTCGCCATTGCTCTCCGCTCTGTAGTAGCCGACTATATCAAGAAACCCCGGAATGTCAATACGGAGCTTCCCTACCAGCTTCGGGAACACAATCATCTTCATGTTGTTATCACGGTCAGAAGACGAGTGACAGTTGAAGATGGTATTACATGGTAGGTCACGGAACGCACGTACTAGCTGTCGCATATGCGTAGACGACTTACCATACCCTCGCTGATCCGGTACGTCTGGATCGATCTTATCATTCACCTTGCTAAACTCTTTCATTACTTCAACAAGGTCGAGTGCCTGTAGCTCACTCAGTGTATCGATCCCGATTGTACCATAGGGGAATTTCTTACCATCGGAAGGAATGGCATTGAACAATTCACGGTAGGCTGCGACCAACTGCTTGACCGACCGTACTTGGATAACGTCAATATCCTTGCGATGCCGTAGCGTCGAGATACCACCATCGATATCGATGATACACAATGGTGACGTTGCCTTATGATCCTGTGCTGTACCCAGGAAATACGTCTTCCCTACTCCCGGCTCCCCGTACAGCATCATATTGAGCCACGTGATTGATTCGGCAGGGGGTAGAGCGCCTAGCCTCTCCTTCAATTCTGCGGTTGCTATATTATTCACCCCCTTCCGGCTCACCGAAGTGGTACTCGTTGTAGTAACCTTTGCAGAATTCGCAATAGGTCAAATCCTGTTGTGGGGGAGGAGCGCCCGATTTAACGAGTCCCAAATCCTCCCCCACAGCTTGCTCAGCGACGAATTCATCTTCGCTGATAACTTCAAACAGTTCAGTCATCGTCTTTGAAGAACTCGTTGATAGCAGGTGTTAGTAGGATACCTACGAAGACACCAATTGCGAACGGTATGAAGAAATCCCAGGTCACCGTAGTGTACGATCCGTTCTAATGATCGCGGCTGATGAAAGCATATTCAACTCGCGCTCAAGAACCTGAGCATGATGCAAGTCTACAAATTCAGCTTGCCATACATCTTCGGGATTCGTGATCTTAACCTGGAATCCTTCTGCCTGACAGATATCGATACATGCTCTGATCATTTGGTGTGTCATTATCGATCCCTGTTCACTTCGTAGCCGTCTGCGAGCATGCCTTGCCAGTCGCTTCCGTCGTCGGCGGCGATGCATGGTGACCTAAACGCACACTGCAGACAGCGGAACTCTCCTGTGGGATTTGGGTACACGGCAGGGCTGTTAAGCATTTCCTTAGCAATCATGACTAGATGCTCACCCGTCGCATAGACTTCGTGAGGATTGCGAGTCACTAGGTCACGCTGGATAAACAGGCTGTCGCCCATTTCACACAGATACGTGTAGTAAGCCTGTGCCTTGTCGTTATTGCGGAACCAGTGTTCTCGGTCTGTATTGCCAAGGATAGCTGCTTGGAATAGCTCAGCCGTGGTGCCCTCCGTTGCACGGGCCACAGAGAGCAGACCATTCTGCAGCACTGTGGGAGGCTTCGGGAAGTTCTTACGGAGTGCGTTGTAGATCACACGATCCACCATCTGCCCCGCCCATGGGTAGTCATGCATTTCTGACTCCATGATGGTAGCCCACAGATAGTTACTGCACTGTTCGTCCTTCTCAAGTTTCTTGAAGTAGTCTTCGTCAATCCTTACAGCAGTTTTATGGTCAATAATACCATACTTGTTCTGTTCGGGGAAGAATACGATAGCGTCACGTTTTCCACGTGCGTGTACCTCACACTTGTGTCCATAGTTGGGACTGTCCTCACGTATGTCCACCGCCTCAAACCCGAGGGGGATGGAGTACGTGGACTCAGCGGCGACCACAACAAACTCGTCATTCTTTTCGGCATACTCCTTGTAGAAGGTGAGCATCCCGATCCCTAGTTCTTTGTGGGCCTCAAAATCCTCTTGGACAAGTTCAATGTTAGGTAGCATTTCCTTCAGACCACGGATATGCCATGTCTTATGCAGTGTGTCTACGTTGCCTGGATCACCGATCCATTCGCCTCCATAGCGCGGCGACACGTCATACGTGAGGTCTAGCCATTCCTCTGTCACCATACCGCCATCCCACTGATATTCAAACCACGTCAGGAATGACTCGACAGGATCGTGTCGAAGGATCGGATCGTAATACTTCTCTAGTGCGTAGTGGATTCCGGTACCGAACCACAGAGGCATATTGATACCGTGAACCTCAACCTTCCGACGTAGGTTGGTTCGGCTTGGACTCGTCCAGTCCCAATACCGCCTACATCGTTTGAAACTTGCAACGTCTGAGCCGTGGATAGGGATAATATCCCACTTGGACGGAATCCACGGTGGACTAGTAATGATTTCAGTTTCGGGTGCCATCACCCTCCGTTCAGGTTGCTCTCCCTTGGAACGATCTACCCTATCAAACGACGGGGCTTGTGTCAAGGGGTTGGTTGTCTTATTTCAATATCCCTTTTCTGAATCCAATAGCAACGGCGTGTGTAATATTCTTTGCCTGTAGCTCATAGAGTATTTGTGTTCTATGGAATTTCACTGTCTGTGGAACAATCCACAGCTTATCAGCAGTCTGTCGTAGTCCCAGACCTTGTGCTGCACACTGAAGAACCTCTAGCTGTCTCGGTGTTATTGGATTGCTGACCATACTGCCTTCACGTGTTCGGATGTAGAAGTCTCTCCAAGGTACAGACTTGCACCCTTGAGGTACTTGATTTTGTTGAGTTCATCGGTAACTTGCTGCGGCGTAGGATTGCAGTTCGGATAGTAGCCTACCGTGGGGAAGATTTTGCTGCTGGCCTGAAAGCCGAGAATCTTGCCGACCACTACCTTACCCGTCTTGTAGTCCATGAGTGCCCTCTGTGGGTTGACCACCATGTATAGATAGTTGCCTTCCCACTTAGGAACGACAGTCAAACGGTACAACTTAGTCGAGTGCAGGTCTTTGACAACTGTATTCGTACCACCGTCCCAGGACACCATACGTGCCCAATGTTTCTCTGCAATTCCGGCCACCTGGATTCTGTAGTCCCATCCGACGTGCATCTGCTTGGGTAGGTAGACGGAAACATACAGTGCTTTCGGCGTGTAGGCTTCCGGTGGCCCTGCCAGTGTAGGATCAAGCCAGTACGCCTGTGGAGCGAACGTGAAACCTCCACGTTCAAAGGTGCGGAAGTCCATGTTGTAGATTTCCGCAGGCGTCGAGGGATGTGAGAGTATCTTGGGCTTCGGGCCGATCTTCGGATTCAGCATTAGACGAGGAACCAGCACAGAGGCTTTCCACTTGCCTGTACTCTCGTAGGCTTTCTCGGCATTGAACAGCATACCATCGAAATCGTAGTTGGCTGCTATCCAATCAGCATTGTCTGCATCCTCCTCTGGATCGTTACAGACCAGCCACGGTAGAAACTTGACATTGGGTAGTCGTCGTCGCCACTCAGCCCACTCTTTCCTATTGTGTTGCACAGAGGATTGATCAGGTGCCATGATCGGCGCAACCCAATTGATCTGAGCAGCTAGTCCTACAAATCTCTCCAAGTCCTCAAGCATATTGAAAAAGATACCGTTACCCTGCATCGGTCACCCCCATACTTTTGACTTTGATCATAGGTATCAGCATTGCGAGTAGAAGTGCAAATACTACAAAGGTGCGAACTGGCGACCAATGCGGCCACCATAGCAATGATTGAGCAAAGACAAGAATGATCCAAGCTGTAACTGCCGTCATTTATTCGGCTTCGTATCTTGGGAGCGTTCTTCAGTCAGCCGACGCTCGTATTCCAACGCGACGTCGATGCACTTCTCGCGGTGTTCGAGGACCAGCTTGGTCATCTCCAGCACCATCCATGCCGTCGCAGCATCGGGGTAGTCCGGCTCGACGTTTTCAGTCATGGCTGTCCTCTTGGAAAGAGGCTGCGGGTTCCTCGTCTCCGTAGTAGGTCTCGAAGAAGTAGTCGCCACCCGGCTCGGTGCAGTCCTCGCAGAACCGCACCTTGCCGTCAGAGGCACCGAAGATGCCAGCGATGATGTCATCGACCTCGGGATTCGCGTCTGTCTTCAAGAACCCGGCTGTCGTGTCGAAGATGAAGCGGTCGCCTACCTCAATCTCGCGATTGCACCCAACGCAGCGGATCACGACTCAGACCTCGAAGCTGGAGATCGTTCTGCGAAGCAGCCGTGAATGTGCTCAGTGGCTTCGCAGTAGCGCGTGCCGTCACATTCGGGTTCGGTCTTCCACGTCTTCGGAACGCTCGCTGGAATGGACGCGGCCTTCAGCACACCGTTGATCTGCCACGCGAGGCCCTCGTCAGCGAAGTCAGCCTCCGTCCACTCTGTCTCCCTGTAGACACGACGCAGCGTCTCGATGGCGGTATCGAACTGCTCTATGAGGGCGCGGTAGTCGCGGAGCAGTACGTAGCGCTCGCTGCCGCCAGTGATGATAGGAACCGAATGTGGTTTGTGTTCCGTGGTCATGCGTACCACTTCTCCACGCGATTCCAGGACTCGATCAGTTCTTCGGCTTCGCGCTTCCAGAGTGTTGGATCAGCACTCGCCGCCTGTGCGAGAACTCGTATGGCCTCGATGAGAAGATCATCCGCGCGGGAATGGTCGATTTCGACATCACCACGACCTACCGCCAGCGATCTCATGTCTGAGCGCACCTCGTAGAGCGTTCGCACGAGCGGACTCTTTGACACGTTCGATTCACTTTGCATTGAGCACCTTCTTTAGTTTGATTCTGAATTCTTTTGCTTGTGGACTCTTATCTTTACGCAGTGCTTCACGTAAGGCAATTGCCTCTGAGTCTGTAAGTATTGCATAGATCAATTCCGGTTGTGCCCTACTACGAAGTATGTTCATCACTAATCTCCGAATATCTCGTCAAACCATTTGCCTTTGGTATCGAGCTTGGTCTTGACATAACCATCGACTGTCTTATCTGCGTTGATGTAGATTACTTCACAAGCGTGTTCTTGTCCGGGTCTGTAAACCCGTCCGATTGCCTGCATCATGTCCTTGGGCGACCACGATCTATCCAGAAAGATGAGGTACTGAGCACAGGAAAGGTTAATGGACTCCCCACCAAGCGCCAGAGTAGATAGAAAGACTTGGTATTCTGGCTTCCGAAATAGATCGTGCCAGATTCGATAGCGTTCTGATTCACTATGATGCTGCTCCATATGCAAGTAACCAATTTTGGCCTTATCCAATCTGACCTTGAGTAGCTTAAGTGGGTCTTTGAAGTTACTGAATACCACCACCTTCTGCTCAGGTTCGTCAAGCTCCTCTAGAATCTTCATAACATCATCGAGCTTGGACGATGGCTCAACCAGTTCGATATCCGTAACCATACGATTCTGCTTGGCATCGAATGCGTGATTGACCACGTTCGGTGTAGCCACACAGATTTGGCGTAGTCGGTTGAGCTGACTCAGGACATTGGGTGAGGATAGCGTAGCACCCTTCTGATCCATCGTCCGCAGTACCGTCTTGATTTCACTGTACATCTTCCGCTGTACTGCGTTCAACTCTGTAGCGTGTACAGTCTCAATCGGCTTCTCGATACCTCTGTGGACTTTCGCCATCGTGTGTCGAGGACCAAGCTGCTTACGTAGCGCACGAAATTCATCTACTCTGTGTGGCAAGATGCCTCGGATGAATCTGAACCCTCTGGCATCCATGTACTGATCGCAGAAGTAGTTGCGAAACGACCAGTAACTCTTGTATTCATTAGGACTCAAGAAGTTCAACAGGCTCCACATTTCTGCAGGGTTGTTGACGAATCCCGTACCCGTCATGATGTGCCTATTGGTAGAGCGTAGCCTCTTGATATTGCGTGTCCACTGTGCCTTTGGATTCTTCAGCCTGTGAGCTTCATCAGCTAGGATCATATCCCAATTGATTGTCTTCAGCTTGTCGAATACGCCGATACCATCCTTAGATTTCTTGGCCGAATTGGTATTGGCAGCAGTAGTGAACACGTCATAGTGTGCGAGTACCACCATCGGGTGATTATGTCGGCCACTCTTGATAGTGTACAGTAGCTCATTGATAGTGGTCGGACTCTCAAAGTCCTCAATGCGTAGTGTGGCATCGTGGATACCTAGATTGTACAGTTCCCACGATTCCGGCAGGCATCGATAGAAGTCTGAGAAGTACGCACCCTTGCCCATCTTGGACGTAATGATGAGCGCGTTCTTTACTCGTTTCTTTTGGAGCAGCCACAAACCCGTACTGGTTTTGAAGCACCCCATCTGTGACCAGTTAGCCGAGTAGGGCATAGGCGAGAGATAGCGCAAATCCTTCTCTTGCCAAGCTCTGCGTTCGTATTGACTCTCGGTTATCAGGTCTTCAAACAGTAGATCAGTCAATCTACCTCCCTTGGTTTACCTGTCAACCATGTATCATAGCAAGCGCCTCTGGAATTGTCAAGCCCTGCTTCTGTAACGATTTGAATTTGAGGTACGCTGTGTGACAGGACTTATTTTCGTTTCGTTTGTGGAACAGAGCGCCGTCTTTAGCACCCTTTATCGGTTTCCTACAGGCTTGACATATCGGACGAGCTAGCTCTGTTACGGCGTCCCTGGCTTGAGTGAATGTGTAGCCTCTGACAACCATGAGCAATTCTATCTCGTCTGCATGTTTGGTTAACCAAAGCTCTTGCCGACAAGTACGGCACGTAGTACGATAAAGGTCGCTCCCTTGAAGCACAGTACCACAGTGAATGCATTTTGCTCGGTGATCTATTTGATCTGAACACTCAGCACACCAGCCAGTATCGTAGTTAAAATTGAGATACGAAACCCAATCCCCGCAAGAGGTACATAGTTCCTCTAGGTCGGGAATTGCAGACAACTACCAGGGCTTGCGATCTATCTTTCTAGAACGAAACCATCGGCGCTTACGCGCCCCCGCAACCCCATGCTCCGTAGCCAAAGCGAGAATAGACGTTAAGGGCAGCCTGGTATTGCTGTCTGGGTGTAGCGAGATAGGCTTCGGAAGGCGCACCGGCTGGCTTGTATCCGTCCCACGTGGAATTAGCGAAACCGAATGCTCCCTGATAGGCACCACTATTCCAGTCCCATCTTGAAGCTCCTGGCCCTGTACCACCTTGATATCCTGTTTCACAGCGAGCTATCCTTTGCCATTTGGAGGGGAGCCATTGCCACCATGCGTAATGGTAAATCCACTTGGTATACTGTTCGTGATAGGCATGGGCTTGACCTCGCCAAGATGTAACCACGAAGCGTTTATAGGCACAAGCGTGCTTCCTGCGCTCTGGGTAGTATGTAGGACTTCGTGCATCACCTAGCTCCTTTTGATAGTACCAAACCTTAGCACGGTAGTAGACTATGGCTTTTTCTGCCGATCTGCACGTTACTACTTTGACTTTTTCCTGGGGCTTTCGCTGTTGGCTATCGCCGCTACCTACGAACAGCAGCGCGACCAGTATGGCAGCTAGTCCTAGCAGGATTCCTTCTCCTTGTTAGTTTACATGACCTCACGGGCGAAGGATGGACTATCCACTTTTCTGCACGGGGATGGGTGCAGTGGGGAGATGGGTAGGATAGTCCATCCTCTTTATCGTTTGCCCGTGGAATTAAAACGAAGGAGAGGGACACGTAACAGCTTGTTTAAAGCCGATGCATGCCCCTCTCCTGAGCGTGTACCAAGGGAGGTACATGCCGCACGGTAGCACGTAAATCCCTAGTTGTCAAGCCTTTTTCGTGCAATCCTATGTTCGCCATCTACTTGCGTCAGACCTACTCCCTTTACATCTGCATCGAAGTAAGGTAGGAAGCCTGCTGCAATATCAGGGTCATATTCCCAATCAATCTTGAGTGTCATGTTCATCGTCTGCGGAGGTACTCCTGTTTTCCTCCATGTTGCCAACAGACGAGCAATGATGAAACCTTGCATTAGATCGACGGTATCTTCGACACCCTCCCGACTAAAGGTTTTACCATCTTCAGGATTGGCTACCTTGATCTGGAAGGCCATTTCATCTGGGAAGTTAGGTTCCTGTGCTTTCGCATAGAAAGCATCGGCGTCCATACCACCATCCTGTGTGCTGTTTTCAAGTGACATCGTCGTAGACCACTATCTTATCGTAGCCCTTCACGTAAATCTGCTTCATCTTCACGATGTAGACTTCGTGACCGGGCCTGTCGGGGTCGGTAACAATTCTACCTGTGTCCTCGTCAGGGATCGAACGGTAGTGACCCTTGACCTTAATGATCTTAGTTCGCTTTGCCATACTTACCTCCCTTATTCCTGGAGAAAATCCGCGAGGAAATTCCTGTTGTCAGAATGGAAAACGCTTAGGCAGCTTCTAGAGCTTTAGCAGCCTCGTTGACCAATTCCCAGGATTATTGATACAATCAGTGTTGCAAGAATCAGGAAACGACCGTCCCATACCCAACTCATCGTCTGAAGTTGAAGACTCGGCGCTCTGAGATAATGAGCGGCTTGTCTTCTGGGCCTTTGATATATTCGTAGATGTATGTCCAGTGCCAGCCATTCTTGTCGGGCTGCTTGCGCCAGTGACCTCGCACGATCCACCTTCTCGACCACGGCACAAGTGGGGCATCCGGGTCTGGTTTACATGCGGACTTGCGCCGTAGAGTTATCAGTGTGATCAATCGCTCTGGCGCATTAGTCCAGTCACGTGCATATCGTCTGCGGGTAGCACGATCCGGCGTGATCTTGATAGGCTCACCGATCTTCTGTGCTGCGAGGATATTCAGTGCTGCAAATAGTGTAAGTACACCATCCACTAGCTCACTACCCTGTGGATTGCCAGAAGCCTTCCCAGGACGTACTGTGTCGCCAGCGCGTAGCACGTAGTAGTGACTCAGGGACATGGGCGGTATGGGAATGTCATCCCTTATGAGCATGGGGATGATCTTGCTATTGAACGCATCGCCAGGATCGTTCATATCAGTCCAGAAGCACAGGACTAGAGCCGTATCAACTTCATCCCCATCCCGACTTGCACGAACACTGCACCACGATAGTGCCGAAACGCCCATTTCCAAGCCGTTTCTATCCACACCGTGCATGGATTCCTCAAACATGCAGAATCCTATTGGGCACAGTAGCGTGTGTGGATCGAATACGTACTCGTCCGGCAAATCATGGGCTGCTTGCAACATGATGTGCTGCATATCTGTGGTGACGTACATCGTGTCTCCACGCCAAAGCATTTCATTAATGTTGCGCGTCAGGATATATACATCGTGGGCTATCTGAGCAGGTGATGCTGGCATTCCTGCACTTACTTCCTTACGCAAGATGTTGTTAAAGAAGTTCATGGTGAACGCCTCACCTATATCAGCCTGATGCCACTTCAGCAAATCCATCTGAGTATCGAGCGCACGTTGCCAACCGTTATTTTGCATGGCTAGCCTCGGCCATGTACCAGCCGACTTGTACGCCGGTCATGAAGATAGCGCACTCATGAGAAACTATCTCAATAACAGTTTCGTGCGTTACGTCCATACCAGAATCGGCCATGCGACGTAACGTGATATCACAGTAGTCGTCAATGAGTTTCTGCACAACACCTTGCACCATGTAGTCCGCAAGGTGGCGCTCAAAATCCTCACCATTAGTTGACTGTGCTTTATTCACAGCCTCTTTTGCTTCGTCCCACGTGAGCATAGAGTACCTCCCTTGGTTTCACGCGGTTAAGCTCCGTCGTCGTCGCCGTCGTCCGGTGTAGGCTCCCAAGGCTCAGGAGCAGGCTCAACTTCCCAACGCATATGTAACCTCCCTTCAGTAACTTGAAGTTACGAAAGTCAGTATACCACACGTGTCAAGACAATTGTGGGGCTAGAGGTTGCCGTCACCCCGCTAGAGGAGATTATTTCCTCTAGCCCCACACTTTTAGTGCATCAGCATGTCCTGCCGAAGCAGGATGCCGAAGTTCTGGTAGATAATGAGAATGAACATGGCGTCCACGTAGTCCTGCTCGCTTTCAAACGAGGCAAGGAACTCGGGCCTGTTGTAATACTGCAACTGCCACATGTCAATTCTCATTTCGGTGTTAGTTGGGGAGTGTAGCAAACCGTTGCTTTTCACTACACTCCCCATTCTACGAGTCTAGCTTAGCTCTCGTCCGCAACTGCGGTGTTCTCAAGGAACACCATGCCGACGATACCCTTCTCGTCGTTAGCGCCACGCGAGGACACCTTGATCGTGTCAAGTCCGTCCGGTGCGTTCTTGGAATCCTTCGCATTCTTCAGCGCCGTAGCGACCGAGGAAGACTTCTTCCCATTGAACACGCCCCGATTCATCGGGATACGTGCGTAACGCTTACCACCAGCGTGAAAGGACTGAAGCACCTTAGTGTAAAGGCCGCGCTCAGCCGAGCCGCCGCCTCCCTCAGACCTCCACTCGTCTGCCGAAATCTCCTCAAAGAGATTATCGACTGCCGTATCGCTCATTGTCTCTCCTTCGTTTGTTGGTGCATTAGGTACTGCTCTTTGCCTTGGACGTGCCAAGTCTTTTACCTCCCTCAATCGCATCTAACCGGGCCTTAATTTCAGTAAGCTCCCGGTCGAAGCTCAAAATGAAACCGTTTATGTCTACTCCCTGTAACCTCCTTTGCAAGTCTTTGACCTGTTGACGGACTGTATCAAGCTCTGTGGGTTTTGTCAAGCGTTTCTCGTAAATACCCACATACTCGTCGTATTCAGGCTTGTGGCGCAGCAGTATCACTGAGCCTTGCCGACCTGAACCACGCTTTACCTGTTCAATACAGCCCATCGCTGTGAGGGCGTCGAATATCTTTGTGTAATAGCCCTGACTCACGCCGATAGCGCGGAAGGCTTCGACCTTCGATCCCTCAAACTTTAGTGTACCACCGTTGTCAAGTGGAGCGGCACGTTTTTCAAGCTCGTCGTACATGTGAGCCATGTGAGTGAAGATAGCCGGAATGTCACTCATTACTCTTTAGCCACTCCTCTAGGAACTCGTCCCGTGCGGCCTTAGCCAATTCCTTAGTGGGGAAGTATCCCACGTGTCGAGTCTTCCCGCCGACCGATATTGACGCTTGCCATGGATTTTCGATCTTGTCAGGCTTGAGCTTGATCCCTGTGTCGGGGTTATCTTCGTACCGTCGTCGGATATTCTCGGCATTCGGTAGAAAACGCAAATTCTCTTTCTGATTGTCTAGACCGTTAGTATTGATATGATCGATAACCATACCACGTGGTGCATTTCCCATAACTAGCTGATGCATGAGAATTGTATTGCGCGAAGACCCTCCGAATACCGTTTGAGCATACATTACATCACTTTCCCGCACACGCATCGGATACCACTTTAGCCGAGACAATAGTGGGAAATCTTCGTCGTCCACTTTTGCAAACAGTGCGAGTATCAAACTCTCTCCAACAACAATCTGTTTCATACCTTATCCGTCCCCGCGACAAAGCAATCCCTGCAGACGAACAAGCCTTCTCTGATTTCAAAGACATGTCGCACCGGATACTTCTTTCGTATTTCTATTTGCTCCGGGGATAGCATCTTCTGTGTTTCTTTATGACCGACAACTGTACACCAGCCCGGAATTGTGGGCAGAGTAAACCATACAGTTTGAATTCTCGGCTCAGTGACAAGATCACGCTTAGTACGCGAAATTGATTCCTTACGGAATTCGTCCCCACTGATTACTTCAAAGAGAGAGTCTTGCTCTGCCTCACTCATTTGTTTCCTCTAGCTCGGCCTCGTATTCTAGTCTGGACTGTTGACATAGACTAAGCAACTCGTTACCTCGCGCTATGTATTTATCCCTTCGCTCTAGTTCTTTTACTAGGCGAGCAAGACGCCTTTCATATGCGATAGCAGCGAATCTCACTTCTCGCTATCCTCAAAGTTGAAGTTGAGGATTTTGCTCAGCTTCACGTAACCCATAGGTGCGTATGCACCATCGGCTCGTTTGAGCAGGATTTGCTCGTAGTCATCGATGATCTTGCTATGGAAGATAATCCCATAGGTAATGTTGAATCGATCACCATTGAGGACTACCGTATCTTTCTTTGCCTTCACAGCAGTCTGAAGCTGTGACATAGCAATAGGATTAAGCCACTCGACACGATCCCTATGCTTATGATCGAACACGTCAGCCTCCCTACTAGAGACTGTATCAGGCGGCGACCAATGAGACTTAGCTAGTTCTTTCATTACTCCTCCGTTGACGAGGGTAGGAAGTTAATTGTCTTAGCACCCTCTATGCATTCAGGGTTATCGTTGCAATACCTAACATTCTGTTGTATAGGAACGCTACCCATGTACCTAGTGGTACTGTACACAGATATCTGAGCGTCCTCACGTACTTTGCCACACACGTGACATTTCCATGTCATTAGCTAGCCTTCAAGAGTGGATCGGTGCAGACCCATTCGACTTCTTCCTCGACAATCTCCGGGGAATAGTGAGCGGCATGCACGATCTTGTTTCCTGTCTTGACTGCCTTGCACACAACCTCACGCGCAACACTCATACGAAGATTCAACTTCGTACCGAATTGCCTAGAGATTGTAAGCTGTGTACCCTGGTAATCCTTTTTCACAGGCTTCAGAATGCGAACCATCTGCTTCGTGATGGATTTCTTTTCCTTCGCACTCAGTTGCTCAAAAGTCTGCCGCTGGTAGTACGGTAGATAAATCGTAGCAGCCAGCGTAATATCATTTACGGGCATTTCGACTCCCCTATCTTCAAGGAAATCAGCAAGCTCCCGTAGGGATTCCACTAGGGCATCCCTCTCCTTATACCTCATCTTCACTTACCTCCCTTGGTTCTGGAAACCATTTGGATTCTAGGATACGCTCGATATCATCTTGCATATCCAACATTTTGTTGTGAATGATAATTACGTAGATAATCAGGATTGCTATACCGATATCCTGTATTGCATCGACTAGATCACCACTAACGGTAGGCATCGAAGCTCCTGTTGATTAGTTCATCCTTCATGATGAAATTCTCAAGCTCCATGTCTGCCTGCTTCACGATCCTAGCCCACGGCACATGGATACCACACGCCTTTGTGAATCCACCTTGTCCAGACTTGCGAATATCAAACTCATGTTCATACAAGATTCCAGCTTCACTCAGGAAATAATCACGGAACGGATAGTCTCCGGATGTAGTAGCGGTAGTACCATCATGCTCAAATACCCACCATCCCGCTTCGTACTGTCCGGCTGATGCATCGGGGTAGACACGATCTTCTAGCGTTACCGTGATCTTACCACCCTTGTCAAGCCGACATATAAGCGTTTCACCAGCTTCAGGCACCGGAACCATCCCCTCTGATTAGCCTAGTAGTTGGCTGCTCACAGAAGAATGGTTTATCGTTACCAGCGTAATGAGCCATCATCCCTGTGACTCCTCCACACTTACTGCAGTGATAATGGTTTGAATCACCAGCAGGACAATGTGCATAGCCTGCATTGCAGATCATTACACCAGGCTCAATCTTGGTGGCTTTCTCGTATGTCATTATAGTCCGGATGTTATTCATCCTCTGCCCCGAATTCAAAGTCGTCACGCATGCGATCATAGACCGCTTGCTTGATTTCGTCGTCGGTCATGTCGGCCATCGGAGAATCAAAGTCGTTCTCCTCTGCCCAGACGCGAGGAGCTTCCTCTTGCCAGTTGTCTCTGTAGTCTTCGATAGGCATGTATCTCCCTTGGTTTGTGGAGAGTGTACGGATCAGGTGAAATCCTGACGAGGCCAGTTTTCAGTCATGGGACGCAGGGCTTCAATCCTGCACGACGACGATTTAGACCTTGACGTACACTCTCCACACTTAATTGACTGTTTAGGCAGTCACGTCCGCGAGAACCTTCAAGACCACTTCATCCTCGGCACCATTCTTGCCGTTGATCAGGTTCTCCATATTCCTGACCTGACGCGGGACACCCTTCCGGATCGTGCCCATGTGAAGTCTCCACGTATTGTACGCGGCGCTGACTCCAAAGGCCGTACCCCTCCACGGTGCAACGCGCAGGTCATTGTTGTACAGATTCACAATGTCCGCTCGCTTATGCTCAGCCTTGGTCATTGCGATCTTGCTAAGATCATCATTCACGGGAATCATGATCTGAAGGTGCTTGAGAAACTGCTCGTCAGACACCTTCCATGCTGTAAGGTTAGCAACCTCCTGAGCAAACTCGTCGGACATTTCATGCACGATCTGCAATGCCTCACGTGCATCGTTAATCCGATAGCCTGAATACTTGGTATGCTTAACCTTGAACTGCTGACCCTCCTCGCCAAGCGCCATATCCCTAGTGTTATCACACACAACGTCTGTGCGAACACGCTTGAAGGTTGTGGCGAGCGTACCATCGAAACTGGTAGCCGCGAGAAGATTCGGGCGAAACTCCACGCCTTCCGGCGTAGTGATGTTCTCAGGAACCTCGACAGAAACCCATGCCTGACCGCCCATCCTGAGAAGACCCGCCGAACCGATGCCAAGATCATCGTCCAGAATGGTTGCAACATTCTCAAGCAGCCACTCCTGGTACTGATGACCCCGGTAGCCATCCTTGAAGACTCCGAGGACTACCCCGTTATCGTCACGGACGACAGCCTTGCGGCCGGGAATCTCCACGTACTCGCCATTCTGCTTGCGAATGTACATGGGAGAATCCACAACCTCAAAGTTGAACAGACGACGTAGAACGTCGTCCACCGGAACCGGGCCGACATAATGGTTTGACTCGATACCCTGAAGCTCCTGGCGATAGTGCCAAGCATTTCCACGCTTCTCGGTATAACCGATAAGAGTGTTCAGGTTGAGCCACTCCATTGACTCTCGGCTCATACTTACCTCCCTTGAGTAGTTTGACCGTATGCTTTCATTATAACATACGTGTCAAGGGACAGTTTCTCACGCTGACCCCACTGAGGTACCGAGTGCCAGCCGATGCTGGTCGGGGTATAATTGCTCCCACCCGATACCTCAGTGCGGCCAGCGACCGCACACTCCCTGCGAACAGCCACAGGAGCAATCTTACCACAGTTTACCACTTGTGTCAAGTCTCTACTTGAGCTTGCTAAGTATCTGACCAAGCAGGTAAGCATCCTGACGGGCCTGATCACGAATAGGCCGCGCTGTGTGAGTATCACGGGCGACACTATCCTGATTCTTTTGCACCCACTGGATAGCGTCACGAACCTGATCAAACTCTGCAGGCGTAAAAGTTACGCTGATACGAGCTTCTGCCATCTGAAATCCTTTCCTAAATGTTTGGGTTATTGAACGTGTGTAGCCGCGCCGCAAAGCAGTCGCTTACTACGTGCGGCTAATAGCTACCAGTATCCCTATAAAGACAAGCGCGAATACGAATACCAGGAACCACATTAGTCCGCAATACCCTCAATATCAGGGGCGAGTAGGCCACTGATTTCGGCGGTATCATCGTAGTTAAACACGAACGGATGCTTGTATGCATCGGCCGCGTTACTAAACTCAAGACCCTCGTACAAAAACTTGGCCTGACCAGTATCGTCGTTAGTACACGTGACTGTAAACTTACCGCCCTTCACAGTCATACGCATAACAATACCAGGCCAGCCAAGCAGAGGGCGCTCTGCAAAAGTACCCTGCATAACTTCTCCCTTGGTAGGTTACTACTTAGATAGAAATGGCGTATGGTTTCTTGATGATGGTAGGTTGCCACTCATCATAGAGTGATACCCATGTTTCATGGATGAATGTCTCTTTGGAATCCTCATACTTTTCACGCTTTTGGAACACCCATCCGACAGCAATAACACCATCGTTAGTATCCTGGTAGACTTTGGATACGCAACGTCCGTGTTCCTTCTGCGATGCGCGGAAGATATCTCCTACGGTTGCATCCTCACCCATATAGGTATCGGCAAGGTCTTGAACCAGAGGCTCACACATGTGATAACGCTTTTCCTCGTTTCCGTTTTCTTGCATGATATGATTTTCGACAATCTTCACTCGATCACACCCTTGTATTCGGTTGCGATTGACCATCCGTCTGTGCCATACCAGTCGATATAACCACGCTTCTCGTCACGTTCGGGGATGGTCATATGGTAGTAAATCTTGATGGAATCAAAGTGTGTCTTACCCTTCAATGACAATCCCGATGGATATTCGATGGTACGAATATCCACGTTCTTATCATCGAGGTACTCGACAAGTCTTTTACGCTGCTCGCCTGTCATGCTGCGAAGTCCTCCCTTGAATAGCCCCACTCGCTAATCATACGCTCTTGTTCTGCGGGGTCGTTGCACTTACATGATCCATCGGCACGGTAGTGATCCGGCGAGATAATCACGTGCGGACATGACATGATATCAGACTGTTTCATCTGATACTGTGAAACTCCCGCATGGTTCGACAAGTCTACTAGCCAGTCACCTTCATGACACTTGCAGATTGAGTTCGCATACGCGGGGTACATCATGCTTCCCACGTTGCGGTATCCAGTCTCCTCAAACTTATTCTCAAAGTCCTCGGAACCTTTGTAGTCTGCCCACATAGTCTTGATACGGGCATCCGGTTCACGCTTGAAGATTGCACGCATGAAATCTCGGTGTCCGTGCCAACAAACGGCATACACTCTACGATCAGGACTAAATCCCGATGCGGAAGTTCGCTGGTAGATATGGTTACCATTCCTCTTTTCTCCAGCCGGGCGTAGCGTAAATCTCAGTGCTCGCCCATCCTCACGCATGCTGTAGAGTGACACGCTGACTTCATCTGCGATGATCTGCAGTTGAGTCTCGTTCACTCTCCATACTTTCATGGTACCTCCCTTGGTAGATTTGTTTGCGCGTTTCATTCAACGTGCCGCGCCCCACGTTATCTCCGTCTTTTTGGAGGGCCACTATCTCTAATACGGTGGTGTCCATATCCGAAGATATGTGCGGAATTCCATTCCCCATCCGCAGGTTCACGTATCAGAGGTTGCCATTATTCGGCATAGGGAGTCGGCTAGTGGTCATTTTTACGGTGTGCGTTTTGGACACGCTACCAACCACGAAATCACGTTACTCCCTATGCACTCTTTGAATCCTGAGTGGTACTGATACTAGTAGGTTACGATCCTAGGTTCTCAGCCCTTTACAGTGCAGGATTCTATGAGATAGTAGGAACGGGCTGAGGTGAGTCGAACCCTTTATTTTGGCCCCGCCTAACCGTAGGCTTCCCTTCGTCGAGACAAACACCTACTATCTCATGCAATCCAGCAAAGTTACTTATCGGTTTTCTTTGGTCATGTACTCACAGACACCATTCGTGAAGTCTGTATCACGTAGGTATCCGTAATCATACAGTCCGTGCTTAAGAGGGACGCGGATTCTTGTGGGCATTCTAACCCACGTGCGTACCTTTCCATTCACGTACCATCGCGCTCCATCGCGTGAGTCTATAAGACTCTCACGATACTGTAGTTCACGCGCTTCCTCTAGGGTAATCATCGTTCCTCATCCTCCTTCACTATGGAAGTTGAGATTGTGTTGTTAGCCGAGTAGTCTAGTAGACTTAGCCACACAAAATAGTGCAGCATGGTGTTACCTCCCAGGCTTATGACCGAAGATGGTACACAGTATGGCAACTAGCAGAATGTACGCTAGTACCAGTACCAGCCCAATCATGGCCGACAAACG